GCAGAATAGATATTTTTTCTTCCAATTCTTTAACATGTACTTTTAACACTCCGTTTTCACTTTTAATTGTTTCAATTTTATTTATTAATTCTAAATTCATAATTACCTCCTTTATTTATAACTAAAATACTTCTTTAATTGTTATCCACGTCTCAGCATTGCCTAATACTGGGCTTTGGAAATCATCATCTCTTATAACAAATACCTCTATATAATCATTAGTATTTAATTCTAAATATATCCCGCAAGCATTAGCAACTCCATGTTTATCATAATTATATCCACGTGTATATGATGCTGCTGTAGTGTAGTCTATTCTAGTCCCATTTACTTTGATATAACAAACAACAGTATTTCTTTGAGTATCGTCAGTGTCTAGGAGCATATCAACATTGTAATCTATTAATACTTTAATATTTTTTTGAGCAGTTATTCTTCCAATATTTGTTGTCGTATCTAAAACAAAAGCAGTAGTATCTGTTTTTATGTTTGTTTCAAAAGCTAACAAGGTTTCTGTAGCTGTTAAATTTTGTGTGTTTGATTTGCCATACCTTACCAAAGCAGGTTCTTTTATAGTAACCGTTGCAACACCACTTCCACTATCTTTCGCAGTTATTCTCTCGCCGACAAAATTAAGCGTACTATGTGGAGTATTAGGGACACTCGTTCCTTCTTCTTGTATATTTAAACTTGTTCCACTTCCATCAAGACCTCTTTCAGCTAAAGTATCCCAGCCTGTCCCTGGTGGTTGTGTTATTGTCCCATTTGTTGTACAGACATAACTACTTCCGTTTCTTTCAACACACTGATTTTCATTATAAGTTCCAGCACTCCAAGTGCCTTCCCAAGTCATATCGCCGTCTGCACCAGTTGCACCTTGGATACCTTGGTCTCCTGTATCTCCCTTACTCGCTAATATATCCCAAAAATTTGTGTCTAAAGGATTCTGACTAGATGTCGTATCTGTATGACAAACATAAGCACTGCCTAGATATTCTACTGCTTGATTAGACGTATAATTCTGCACTGTCCAAGCACCTTCCCAAGCAATATCTCCGTCTGCACCCTTTTCTCCTTTACTCCCAGAAGATGTCCACATATTTAAACTATAACCATCTGGAATAGTGTTAAGGGTTGCTGTACCATCATATCTTACAGTTTGGATTCTTAATTTGAACCCAGCACCTAATTTTAATAATATTGTTTGACTACCTGTATCATCTGAAATACCATAACCTCTATGATACTGTGAAATTAAAAGTGTAGCATCTGTAAAACCACTGCCATTATCTACTTGTAAATAAGTTCGGCTTCCGCTACGAGATGTACCAGAATAAGTTCCATTACTAGATGTAACCGAAACGAAATAAATTCCATCTTTATCAATTATTACTTCACCTAAAGTTAAATGTGCAAAATCAGAAGAATCAAATTCTGTATCTAAATCAACACTTACTCTAGTCCCTATAAAAGCTTGAGCAGACGAAGGTCTAATAGAATATATTATATTTTTAACTTCATCCCAATCTGTAGAGATGTCTGGAGCGTTAGACATGTCATCGCGTAATACTCCAGTTATAGCTGTATTTGTTTCATAAAAAGAATGTCTATAGAATCTAGTTTGACCAGACCCAACATTTTCTGTCTCGTCGTAAAAACCATATCCACGATGTATAGAACTTCCAGTTATAGTATTATTTAATAATCTACTATTTCTTATCTCGTTGTTTGCCATTTTTTATATCCTCTACATGTTTTAAATCTTTTAATATCTTTAAACTATTTTGCACATCGGAAACTAGCAGTGGATTACCCACTGCTAGCTTACCTATAACGTCTAATAATATTTGCCTATCTTTAATATTGATTTTTAAATCCATATTATCTCCCTTTTTTTATATATTATTTATGCGTCTTGTGTACTATAAGCAACTTGTACAGTATCAGCTGCATGAGTAACACCAATAAAAGAAATAACTCCAGTTAGTGCATTGTATGTATAATCGTTTCCTGCACCTTCTAAAAGCATTTGACCTTCATAAAACACTTTAACTCTAACAACCTTGACAGTAGCATGCGTACCTAATTGAGTCAATGTAACTGTTTCTCCACTAGCAGCTCCTGCTAATGTATACACATCTGCTTCTACTTCGTTAATTTTTACAGTAGCATCTGTCCAAGTAATTACGCCAGAACCGTCAGTAACAAGACTTTCTCCAGCACCACCATCAGTGTTAGGCAAAGTGTATGCTCCTATAGTTAATGGTTGACTAAATGTTCTATTTCCGTCAATAGTAGCTCTTAATTCTAAACCACTTGCTGAAACTTCTAAACTGTCGCCATTAGTATTGCCAATATTAACTTGCAAATCATCTGCATTAACTAATATAGATAAATCTGCTGCGACAACATCTAGTGTATTTCCTGATGTCCAGACTAAACCTGCACCAGCTGTAATATTGCCAGCTCCAGTAAGTTCTGAAACAACAATATCGTCTGTTCCAATTACATCAGAACCAGTATTATTAGTTACTAACCATTTTGTATCACCGTAATTTGTACCTTCTAAAATAGTTATTGTAATACCAGCAACACCATCTCCGACTTCCCAACCAAATTGACGTTCCCATGCACCTGCTCTAACAATATATAAACCGTCTTCTGATACAGTGGTTTGAGAACCTGCATAACAAGTATCCCCATCTGCTAGTGCAATTCCATCTACAGTTTGTGTTCCTGAAAGTGTTAAGTTACTATCTGCAAAAACTCTTGCTGTGTTATATCTCCCTTGAATTACTGAATGAACATAAGCAACATCAACAACTGCATCTGCTACAGCTCCACTCGGAGTGTTAGACATTCTAAATTCATCTTGCCCCATTCTTATAAATAAATCTAATGGGTTAGCATTATCTAAAAATTCAAAAGCTTTAGAACCTGCACTATTCCTTATTCTTATTCCACTATGTCCGCCATAGTAATTACTGTCTATTCTATTGCCAACACTAGATTCAATATTAGTATCACAATTTATATCTAAATTATAACTTCCACTACCAGGATATATATTAGTGTGACGTGTTAAAGGACCACCTAATTCTACTAATCCTCCGTTCATTTGAAGTCCATTTTGAGCATCTATCGCTCCAGTTCCTGAAATTTGTAGTTGCAATAAGTTATCCGTTCCTACAATACCAGCACCTTGTGCATTTGTTATACTCCATTGAGTAGTAGCTCGAGTAGTCCCCTCAATAACCTGTATAATATGTCCTGACATATCATATCCAACTTCTGCTAAATGTGACCGTACCCACGCTCCACCAGAATTATATACATAAATCCCAGTTTCGGTAACTGTAGTTTGTCCAAAAACAGCAATCAAATTGCCATCATTTGGAGTAATACCATCTATTACCTGCACTCCACTTAAAGTAATATTATTTAACGAAAGCACCCGAACATAAAACGCTGGTACGGTAGTAAGCCTATCTAATGTTGTAGACTTCCTCTGTATCCTATCATTACCCCTAATCTGATTAACTGCCATTATTTCCTCCTTAATAGCTATATTGGACTTTAATTCTAGCTCCAATATATAAATCGTTACTTGCATCTACAAAACTAATTCTATTCGTAGACACTGTATAAAACATTCCATTATCTTCACTTAGTCCATCATAAAAAATTAATAGGTCATTAACATTATTAGGAATATTTGTTAAATCAATATATCCGTTTAATATTATAGTTGCATTTATTACAAAATGTTCTTGTGCGTTGTTAACAGAGCTAGAACTAGAAAATATAGACCAATCACCAGACACTGTAAAGTCTTGTCCAGTAGGGTCATTTATTAACTCATACCAATTACCTAAATTAGTATCATAGACTAACATGCCTATTGCTCTTTGAACTTCTGTTAAAGTCAATCTTAGAGTAGTCGTAAGTCTTGACTTTTTATCAAGTTCTCCTTTACTATTTTTGACAAAACCAGAACTTAGTTGGATACCTGTTATATCAGCCATTTTTACCCCTAAAAATTATAATTGTTAGTAAAAGAACTAGCTTGTGTTGTATCTGCGTTAAGTACATAAAACCTATATTGTTGTGTTGTACCGTCTAATCCTACTACATCATAATCATATATTGTATAATCACTAATCGTATCAAAACCTGTATTGTCAATTATTTCTACTAAGTGTCCATAACTTCTAGGATAACCTACTAAAAATCTACCGTTAGTCGGTGTTGTCGCATCACTTGTGTTTGACTTATTTTTTATTAGTTTTCTAACATCAGCTAAAGCTAGTAGTTGAGCCTGTGTTATTCCGGTCCCATTTGGTATCACTACATGTAACTGCTGTCCTATATGTCGCATTTGCTGACACAACAAAAGTATCATTAAAAGAATAGTTAGTTAGATAATTCACTGGAGGAGTCAAATCTTGTCGCACTCCACCATTCCTCAACCATCTCAATAGTGTTATAGTCGCTGTACTATTCGCACCTTGTTGAACATTCGCTGTTATAACAGGATTAATTACGTCATCTCCAAATTCTCTTAATCCAAAAGGAGGTACTGCTGTAACAGTTAAAATAGGAGGACCAGAAGAAAAGAAGATATCGCAACCACTTGTATCAACTACACCATTTATGTTTACTAGAAACAGAGATGAACCTTCTACTTTTTTAACTTTAAAAGAACCATTATTTACAATATTTGTAAATCCAGACATTACTATTATGTCATTTTTTGAAATATTAAGTAAAGAAACACTTCCGTCTGTAACGTACTCAGTAGCTCCTTTTGTATATGCTAAGACATTTGAGACAACGCCTGTTAATTGCTTAGGTATTGTTTCCCCTGTAGGAGAACTTGAGACTAACCCATTAACCTTACTTGGTATTTTTATTTTTGCCATTATGGGGTAACCTCTAAAACGTGTATAGACCTTATAAGATATTGCCACTCAAACAATGCAGTGCTTGCAAATTCGTCAACTGCAAAAGTATTATTAAGATATATCGTGTTTGTACTATAGTCAACTGATTTTACTTGAAAAAAGCCATTATTTACCGTATTAGAACAACCTGACACTGTGATAGCGTCTCCTCTTTGTATGTCATAGATATCTTCTACACCAGCTGTAGTATAGCCAGCTTTTCCGTTAGCGAATGCTGTTACCGTTACTACACCATCTGTTAATAACGCACGTGATGTTTCACCTGTTATAGCACTTGCTGTTAAGCCGTTGACATTGCTCGGAGCATTTATTTCATTACTCATCTTTTATATCTCCTTTATTTACTGCCCTTGATATAGCGTTTGTAAGCCCTCTTAATTGAGTAGCTGTTAATTTATTGCCGAGTTTTTCAATAGGGTATCCTAGCCTTTCTATTAATTCACCAAGGCTTTTGACACCAAGTTTTTTTAATATAACACCGACACCAGTTAGTGCAGGTGTAGATGAACTTAAATCAAAGGCTTTTTTTAGCAAAGCTGATTGAGGAGCTAAGACTGCTAGTCTTTTGTCCCATGCCCCCAGAAAAGCTTTTGCAGCTTCTCCTTTTTGCTCTTTTTGTAATTCTTTAGCTATAGTCATTATTACACCGTAAGTATCATTTAGTTTATCATGTAGCTTTATTGAATCATCACCTAATGTTTCTACATTTTTTCTAATAGAATCTTTCAATCCTTTTTTCTGTAGATTAGAAGACATTTGTTGTACTTCTGTCATAGCATTTTCGTTGAGTGCAGCATAATGCGATATGCCTTGTTTTTCTTTTAATGCTCTTTGTGTTGATATTCCTTCAAGGGCGTCTTTCTGTCTTTTAGCTGCGAGCTTCTCGCCAAATGCAGCCTTCTCTTTAGCTGTTATTTGTCCTCTTATTTTCGCTTGTAAATCTAGTTTTTCACTTGCAGCGGCAACACTTTTTGCCCCTGGATTTGTTTCTGCAATATCTTCCATTTTCTCTATTATAGGCTTGTAAACATTTTCTCTTTGTATTTTTCTTGCACCAGCAGTGTCTGCTTTTTTAGCAAGATTACCTAACCCTTCTACAGATTCTTTGCCTGCTTTCTGCAATGTCTCTGCGACTTGGTCAAAGCCACCAACGACATTTCTATCATATAATATATCACTAACTGTTTGACCTTTACCAGCCTGTTTTGTTGCAAAATCAAATTTTCTGAAAGGCAAAGAGTATATAGTCTTTGGAGCTTTTTTAACTACAGAGCCTACTTTTCTCAAAGCACCACTTGCTACCTTTCCAACACTTTTTAAAGCAGTAGGAAGGACTGCACCAACAGCACCTGTTATAGCCACGTCTTTTGCGATATCTGAGAAGTCTCTATTATTAAGTCCTATAGCACTAGACAAAGCTTGTCTTATTCCTTCACTTCCAGCAGCAGCTAAACCTGCACCAGCAGCTTGTCCTATAATCGCACCAGGCACTGCACCAATTCCACCACCACCTACAGCCCCACCAGCCAAGCCGACAGCCCCTCCACCTGCACGCCCGAGAAGTCCTACTCCTGTTTCTAATGCTTCATACCCTAAATCGCTTATATCTTGTAAATCAAAGCCTTCTGGGTCTAATCTACCCCATTGTTCTGCATTTTTGTCTTTCGCAAGGATATCGCCTTTGTATAGTCTAAAATCCTTCTCTGGATTATTCTCTCTTAGATATCTTATGTTATCTTTATCGTTAGTTCCTAAATTTTTAACAGCCAACCTGCTTTTAAATAAATCCCATTGAGTATCATTAGATATTTTTCCAGGGTCTGTTTTAGATATTTCTATATCTATCTCTTGCCCAATTTTATCTTTAGCCCAAGCACGGCGTTCATCTGTTAAAGAATTGTTGTTCAAGTCATTTAAAATACCTTGTAATTCTTGGTCTGTAAGTGCTTTAAAACTACTCATTTATATTCCTTATAATTTCTTAAGTATTTGTTGCAATACTGAAAGCCTATTATCTTTTTTACTAGCTTCCTTTTTTGCTTTCCCATACATTCTTTCCTGTCCTTGTCTTTGTCTTTTATCTATTATTTCTACTCCTGTTATACCTTGTATTGGAGTAGTCCCATAATAAGAGTTTTGCATTCCTTCTCTTGCTCTATCATAAGTATCTGTTATGTTCTGTTTTAATACTAAATTAGTTCTTTCAAGCAATTCAGTTAATCCACTTGTTGCAAAATCAGAAGGTTCCCAATCTTTTCCTTTACCCGTTATATAAGCCCATGTTTTGCTTAATTGGTCTTGAAAGCCTGTATCAAGAGCTAACGCTTGTTCTTTTTCTGCCAAGTTACCTACTTCTCCCATAACTTTTTTAATAATTGCCATTTTATTCTTTTCTAATTCGCCCCAAGTTCCTGTCTCTATCACTTTTCCTAATGTTGCAAAATCACGAGCTGTACTTTCATATTTTTCAAGAGGCTTTAACGCTTTATTTATATCAGCAGACCTTTGTCGAGAATGTTTAAAATCTGTCTTATTAGTACCTTTCATTGCTAATGCAGCTTTTTGCTTCGCTAATGCCATTTTATAGTTATTTTGCTTATCTAATAAAGCACTTTTTAACTTAGTAGCAAAAGCGTCATCAGGTGTCTTTTCCTGTAATTGCTGTACTTTAGCTTCGTCTACTCTCTTGTTACCAAAACTCTGCATATTCGCTACAGGCTTTTGTCCAAGATTAGACGCCATCATGTTCGAGAAAGCTCCGACATCACGATACATTTGATTTTCATTTCTACTTTGTATAGCTTCTTTTAAATTAATCTTACGTTGAGCTTCAAGTTCTGCACGCTCTGCATCTTTTTGTGCTATGAGTTGCGACAATTCAGACATTATTCACCATTCCCGCTTAGAATTGAAAATATATTAGCTTTTTCTTGTTGAGCTTGAGCTTGAGCTTAATAGGTTAGAAGCTAGTAGTCTTTGTACTTGAGAAGTATTGCCTTCTTTTATAGCGTCAACCAATGCTGATGACATCTTTTTGTCTATATCTGTATTAAAATTATCTACTCTATATTCCATTATTTATCTCCTGTAATATTGGCTTTTATTTCCCATATTTTGCAAAAAATCTCCCCATGAGAATTGCTTAGGCTTTTCAGGCGTTGGCGACCATGGCACCCATTGCTTAGAATACCCGCCTGTTTCTTCTAAAGTATTTGGGTCAATTCTACTTTCGTGCATAACTGGAAACGCTCCATTTTTGATGTATTGAGGATTAGATTGGTCTGCTTCTAATAAGGACATATCCAAATTAGCCTGTGCATCATTTAACAATTTAGGAGTTGCTACTGCTGCAACATCACCTATTTTCTTTACAGCACTGACACCTTTTTTACCTTTTTTCAAAGCATTAGTCGCTGCTTCTATTTTGGCTGTCTCTTCTTGTATTTTCTTTATATCATTAAAGCCTTTTTCTATACTACTACCAGTTTTAGCACCTAGTGCTGCTCCACCGAGAGTCTTTGTCAATCCACTCCAAAATCCACCTTGTGTACGACCTGGCTCTTGAACAGACTTTCCAGTCAAAGCACTATATTTATTGATATCTCTTGCTCTATTTATTGCGTCTTTCTCTTTACTGTTGCCAGATATAGCAGACCCTAGTCCAGATAAAGCACCTATTCCACCACCTATTAAAGCTCCAAGTCCTAACATTATGCTTTCTCCTGATTAGTTTTAAATCCGCCAAATAACTCTCCGCCTTTTGTTCTAGCACCTAATCTTGATTGGCGTTCTTCTTCTGCAAATCTATCTTTTCTATCCATATTATAATTATCTATAGATTGTCTTTGTCCACCTAATGCACTAAACATTCCTGGTAATTGCCCCATCATTTGTTGCTTACGCCCCATATCAGTTTCAGATATTCCAGCACGTTGTTCTAGTCCTTGTCTTGCCAACCCTTGACTTCCAAACATTTGGTCTCTACCCATGGAATTAGCCATACGCTCTCTTGAACCACTGCTTAAACCACCACTCTGTGCGAGTCTTGAAAACATTCCAGCTTGCTGTCCAGCTGTTCTTTTATTAAGGTCATCTTGAGCTGTTTGCTCTCCTAATCTTTGCCTGTCTTCACTAGCTTGCCCCCAACGAGATAAACCACCTGAACTAGCTTCACCATATAAATCGTCTAAAATTCCACCAGCTTTTCCAAATTCTTCTCTTTCTGCTACGTCTTGAGGCTTATACTCTCCATACATTTGTTTTATAGCGTCATCAGACAGTCCTAGTTGCCCCATTAACGCTTGTGTTCTATCAATCGTATTATTGTCTAAAGAAGAGTCAGAAAAATTCTGTTTAAAGTCGTCTACGTCTATGTCTCCCATACTATGCCTTATACCCGAATCTAATAGCTGCCGCTTTTCATCATCTGTGAAATTACCAAGATTCTGCATTCCGCCCATCTCTTGCAATTTGCCTAGTAATTCTGGACTTATTTTTGATTTATCTATTGCCATTAACATATACTCCCTGAATACGGGTCATGTTTTATCCGTATGTCTGTATTATCATCTGGTTGACGATAACTTAATGTTTGTTTCATAAGTTGTAGTTGTGTCATAACTTCTATATCAATATCTCTTTTTATCGGATTGCCTGGGTCTTTCAGCAATAGTAACTGCTTACTTCTTGAAATTATGTAACTGTCAAATTCTGGTATATCCAATATATCATCATCACTAACTAATTTTCTAGGTTCTCTTATATAGTGCAATATAACATTATGTTCTATATCTGAAATAGGCAACTCTGTTATCTCATGGATATCAATAATAGCATGACTATCTGGACTAGATATATGTAATATATAAGCTGCACGTATCTCGTTGAGACGTTCACTCGCTTCTTTTAAAGTAGATACTATTGATACATCTGGGATAGAGCTATCAACGAGTTCTTGCCCAGTATGATAAGACCAAACAGAACTTTTAGCACTATCTGCTTGATGAGAAGAATAATTAAGCGATAATTCGTAGACTAAATCAAAAAGAAGATTTTTATTATATGGAGTTACACCTGTTACGACATCTGCCGTGTCAACACCTGTAGTATGAACGGTTATGTCAGATATATGAGAATTAAAATTATCTCTTAAATTTATTGCTAATTTTATTGCTTTTGTAAAAGAAGTATCCTCATGCCCTGTCGGAAAAAGCTTTAATCTTACACCTTCTCTACTATCATTTATTAATAGATATGCGTAATCATCATTTTCTTGATACAGAGATTCTAGCGAGTTATCTAAATCAAGTATTCTTTTTATTATATATTCTTCATAATGCTTTGCATAAATTACACGTCTTATTTTGTCAGCGTATATATTGTCTGGTAAAGTGTATAGTGATTTGTTTATTTCTAACGGCAAGTAACTTTCTTCTAAAAAGTAATCCTCGTACATATTAAGGATTGTCGCTCCTGCATCAGTAATAGCTCTATTTATAGCACGATTGACTTCTTTAGACGTTATAAATTTCTCGTCACCTAAGTCTAAGTCGTCTTGGAGTATTTCTCTTAAATCCAATAATGTTGTCATTTGTAAGTCCCTATTAATGCTCGTATTTCACAAGCTCTGTCTGTTGATAAAACAATATTATTTTTATCAAACTTCTCATAAGTAAAACTATAAGTTGTATTAGACGGGATAACAGACATAACTATCACATCTTTTGGGACGTAACGCAAATTATGCTTTATCTTATAATCTGTTACAGTAGCTAAAACTTTAATGACCTTAAAAGTTCCTACAAAATTATTCAGAATATTACTATTTACTCCCTTATTTAATTCTAGTAATATTTCTTTCAAAACGAGTTTATCTATATTTCCTTCATTGTCAAGCAATAAATTTATATCTATACTATTCATTTACTTCACTCGCATTAGAAGAATAAGTGTCAAAATTCTCGCTAAATATATTGTAATATAGGTTATAGCTAATAATATTAACTATTTCGTTCTTAGGAATCCCTCTTATTATCCATTTTTTTGTACCATTAATTAGTCGCCCAACATTATCAAATATCCTTATTGTTGCATCATCTATAACATCTGTTATTAAATAATCTTTAGTATATTCATCATCTTCAAAACTTATATAGTACCCTGCACTATCTTTATCCCAAAAATAGTCTGTATTCGTTAGAGTAACTTTTAATATAGAAGGTAATATTGCTTTTGCATGATAAGAGTTATAGCTACTAAAAACATATATGTTGCCTTCAAATTCGTATATACCATTAGTGTCGTGTCCGTTAAAAAAACTGTTTATCTCTCTATTGTCAAATCCTGTGCCATCATAAGATATACCGTATTCCCCGTTGTTAGCTACATATATCCAGAAACCAATATACTCTAATCCTTTTATATCCTCGCTAGTTGCTGTACCTATAATTGTCCATAAATCATCATCTACAGAGAATAAAGCTATACCATCTTTTCCCATAGTTATAACTTTAGAGTTATCACTAGCTACAGTAAGTAAATCTTTTGTAGTCCCTGTTGTTTTTTGAAACCAGTTCTCTCCATCAGAAGATACTGATAATTTGCCATTATCCCCAACGATATATATTTTATCACTTGCTACACATATATCATTTATATTGTTGCTGCCAAATCCTGTAGACCCTAAATTCCATGTGTTTTTATTTGTTGAATTATAACAACTTCCGTTCTTGCCTATTACTACATAGACCCCGTCTTTATATTTAATTTTGTTAAGCTCGCCTGCTGTTACTGGCTTTATATCCCATGAAGGCAGTAAAGGAGAAAAAGCTATGCTTTCAGTGCCGTTGTGCTGTCCTATTACTGCGAACTCACCATTGACATAACCGACACCGTGTAAATCACCGTTTAAAGGAGATGTTATTTCTCCAAAAGTTCCACCGTTGTCTATATATAATGTATTATTTTCACAAAGGAATAAACGTGTATTATCATCTGAAACTACATTTAATATAGTATTGTGAAACATTTTTACATTATCTGCAAATTCGTAAATGTCAGTATTCCATAAAACAGAAACTTCACCAGTACACATATCATCTGATTTTTCTATTTCTACAAATCCATTCGTTAATTTTATTTGCTTAGTATAACTTCTTAATCCATTTTTAGCAATATATCTGATATGGTTAATATCTCTTGCGTTTTCCCATTTATAATCATTGCCAGCGTCTTCCCATAAGACATAAGGTGTATTATACCTTAATTGGTCTTTAATATTGACTACACCTGTTTCTTTAAAAGATTGTAAGCCATCATTAGCCGAACTAGGTTGCAAGCTTAAATTAGAGATATTCTTACTTCTAACAGCTATTTTAGACCACCATTTTCTTACAGTCCTATTTCCACCATCTAACTCTGATGAGACATATTCCCATATTATCGCATCATGCCCCCATTCAGGAAGTGCTTTAGCATAATTAGGAGATATATCACTTCTGTATTTGCTTTTATGTATATAAATATATCCAAATATATCACTTCTTATTATCTCGTTATCGTTGTTTATGTGCATTGCTATAGGATTAAAACTAATCCCACTCCATGTCGCAAAAGTCCCTGTTTGCTTAATTCCATACCTTTCGTAAAAAATAAAAAAACTATCATTCATTAAAGAGTTATCATTTTTTTGACAAGCAAAATACATCTTCTTTTCTATTTTATCATAACGCCCTATTATTTGACGTGCTTTATCAACCTTTTTATCTCCTACTTTTATTGTTTTTGTAATGCTAGAATATGTCTCGTTAAATTTATCACTTATTTTTATAAGTTTATATCCATCAGTAAAACAAAAACCTGTATTACCTGCGAAATAAGAACCATAAGTGCTTTTAGCAATACTGTTATCACTTACACATCCTACAGCACTGTCTATTAAGACAGCTGTAATCATGCCCATACCTAAACTGTCTACAGAACCTTCTAGTCTGTAAGTAGACTTCTTTGTAAAGGCTATCATTATTTTATTAACACTGGTAAGTCCTGTAATATCATCATCCAGGTCTACATAAAAACTTCCAGGTACACTGTCTGGGTCTACAGAAGAATACATTATTCTATATGGCTTATCTTTAAAATTACCATAATACCCAACATTGTTTACTATTTCTACATATTTGCTTGGTATCGGTTGGTCATAATCAAGAACGCCACCATTAATGTATAGTTCTTGCATTGTTTGTAAATCATTATCATTAAGCGTATCAACGATATTAGCACCACTATTTACGTCCGTCTCTCCAACAAGGTGGAAGTTTTGTCCGCCTTTTATAGTCCTAAATATTTTTACTTTTATATCTGCTAAACCATAATTAAACTGGTCAGAGTTATCTATCGTTTGAAATACTGATAGAGTTACGTTATCAGCACTTATATCCGCTGGTCCATCTGTGATTTGCTTAAAATGTGTACTACTCCAATCTTCAAAAAGAACATTATTAACATTATAAGGTCTAACAAACACTAATGCGTATATATAGCTATTAGTATTAGCAGAATAAGACATTGTTGGGTCAGTTGTATATTCAGGTAAACCAGATGTTAATACTTTATAAGAGCTAGTTATACCATCATAAAAGACTTTTATTGACTTTGAGTTCTTGTCATTTGTTATAAACATGTGATTACGCCATTCAGCAAAACTAAAGTGTACTGTTTTTGACATTGGCTCATTAGGGTCGTCTATATAATCACCTGTATCAAAAGCCTTGTTGCCTGTATCTCCCAAAATCTCAATCATTTCACTTTCATTATATTTATATAATCTTCTTCCGCTTAGAAAGAACTCTTTCTCATTTAATGTGAAAAAAGTGTTTATTCTTTGCCCATTAGGCGACCGTGTTATCTCTATATCAGTAGAGAGTAGTTCGCTTCCAGATCTGGACTCAATACTTACATCATCAAGTATATTAAAATTATCTAAAGTTGTAGCTGTAGTGATATCTCCTATTTTTGGGTTATCTGTTATACCCCCAGAGAAGTTAGCTGATGTGAAACTTTGGTAGCCCATTATAGAAAACGTACCTTTAATCTTAATGTATTGTCTATTGTATATAACCAAAAACTTGTGCTATCGTATTGCGTAATTGTTGGATTAAGTTCTGCTCCATGATAAGTATGCGGAAAATTATCTATATTTACTTTCAAATAAGCATTGTCAAAATCATATCCAGATGGCATTATAACTTTTGCTCTATATTTGTTTCCGAATATTTCCCAGTCTACTGCTTCTATAGTTTTTGTTTTCTTTTGTATATTAGAGAAATTAACAAGAGGAGAATTTATTCCATCATGGGAGTGTATATCTTGCTTCACCCAGTTCTTGGATAGTTTTTCCATCCATTTTTCTTTAGTGGCACTACTGTCTCCTGCTTCTGGAATAAAATACCCATAACTTGTTATTTTCATTTTATTTTCCTTCTATTTTTTCTAAATTTTTATTATTCTCTATCTTATCTTTTGCTTTCTTGTTAGATAATAATAATTTGGTAAACTCTTTGTCATACTCTATCTTCTGTATATTTTCTGTAAAAGCTTCTATTATTCTGTTATCCATTTTTGTTATATATATAATTTTATTGTCTGTACTATAAACGTGGTTTATCACTTTAAAATCATCAAATTCGCCAGTAACATAATCTATTCTCATAGAATAATATTGTGGCTTGCTTTTTAAATTATTGTTCATTTTATATCCCTTTTATTTCGTTTCTTTTATCTAACCATACTTGTTTTTCTATTTCACCAGCTTGGTATTTGAAAAACAAAGAGTCGCTTTCTTCTCTGTACGCAAGTTCTTTTTTTCTTTCAAAATACGATTCATATTCTCTTGTTGCTTTTAACTGTGTTTCTGTGTACTTTTTAAGTATTCCTGTAGCAGTTAAGTAATATTTAGTAGCACCATATTCAGTTAAACAAGAACCTTGTATTGACTCATTTTCTGCAATAGTGAAATCTACTTTTTTAATATCTTTTAATTCTATTTCAGGATTGCCAGCGTCATAATTATCAGGCACTATATTTATTATTTTTCCGTTTTCAATCATTGCTTTCATTAATTCACCTTCCTTATTGTTAATATAGGTTCTCTATTTCCTGCTACATATTGCACTGTTCCAGTTGCAGAAGCTGCGTATATTCTTGATGTCACGCTGTCGCCTTTTTTTAATAAAATAACAGGAGGGTGTAAAGTTATACAACCCCTTGAATCATCCGCTGTTCCTTGACTATATCCTTGTCCACCATACAAATTATCATTATTTATTCCTATATTAGGAAAATAAACAGTTGTAGAAGTGCCGGGGTTTATTGTAAATGAAGTAGAAATGTCATAATATCCATCTTCTGGTGCTATACATTCTAAACCTGGTATATTTGCTGATGAAGAAGTTACACTATAATCATCAGTCGCTTTACTCGTTACTATTACAGGTCTTTTCATTATTCACTCCTTGCGATAATTTTCACTGTATCATCGCTACATTCAGTATATCCAGCTCTATATATATTATTGCCATATTTTGCAACAACTTCACAATCTTGTTCGTATTCAAAATTTGCATTAGCATTAGGACGTACTTTTTCTTTTAATGTGTAATCAGTGCCTTGTATTGCTGTTGGCTCTGCTATTTTACTTGAGCATAAAAAGTCTATATCATTTTGTGTTACTGTACCACTTGTTAAGTGTGCTACAAAAAGAGAAGCTATTATGCCATCATAAAAAGTTGTTACCCCATTGCCTATTTGAAAATCTCCAAAAGTTCCATTAATCATCAAAGTAGTTTCTGAAGTATCTTGTGCCACACATTGACCGTCAATATATATTCTTTTACCTATAGCATCCCAAATACATATGCCATAATGAAAAGGATTTACTCCATTTTCAAGTTTTTTTGTTGCAAATAATTTTTTTAAACCATTATTGTTTTCTTCGGTTTTAAAAGAAATAGCTCCGTCTGAAGATATATCAACAAATATTCTATCTTGACCACTTACATTTTCTTTTTTAAAGATTGTTTGAGTTAAAGCACCTTGCCCATCATCTATTTTAAATGCAAACCCAATTATTAAATTACTAGGCACAACATCAAGCAAAGTCGCTTGACTAAAATAGTTACTACCGTCAAACTCTGCACCAAAACCAGTATTTAAAATACCATTAGCGTCTGTTACTGAACCATTATTAGTTAAGGGATAAGAACCAGCGTCATCAACTGTTAAACTTCCATTTTCAAACCTATATAAAGCGTCAACGCTAAAATTAGTTAAAACTGCTTCTATAGTTGATTTATCCCATATCCAACCAGCTTGTTGTTGATTTGTTTCACCGACCAGACCAGTTGCAGTATAATCTTGTACTAACTGAGAGCTGCCAGCAACATGAACCCATTGCGTTCCATCATGGTATTTCATCAAGTTGTTATTATTGTCTAAAACAACACGCCCTTTTAATCTTCCATTAGTAGGCAACGTATCTACTGTTTCAAGACTGGCTTCTTGTAATTCTCCAAAAACTAGCATTTGAACCTCATATAGGGGGCATTTAAGCCCCCTAGTGTTTTTCTATACAGATACGCTATGTATAATAGCATTTGCTTGTGGGTTATCACAAACAACATTTCCGTCCAATGCAGCATCCCATACATAAGTAAAACCAGATGTAGAGTTTCTGTCTAAGAACAAGCCACTGTTTCCATGTTTCTGTCCTTTTTGACGCAATTTACCATTAGTTACGTGAGTAAAAGTGTTCGCATCAATTATTGGTATAATATCAGAACTCAATTCAGGGACTTCAATTATATTCAATTCTAATCCACGTCTAACTTTTACAGCAACAGAATCATAATGGAATTTTGTTTTCTTCATACTAGAAACATTATAAGCACTTGCATTCTTCTCGTCAGCTTCTAACTGAGCCATAGCAAGAGTATAAAGTTTAGTATTAAGTAAAACATCTTTAGGCTTAGTATTACCAAGACCTTTTTTAACCTTTCTGTTGATTTGCATAGAGTAGATATTAAATATCTCATCTAATATATTAGAACCAGTTATGCCAGAACCATCAGCGTTTATACCTTGTAAGAAAGTATAATCAGCTTTAGCAATACCGTATAGGTTTGCAGGTCCACCAGCAGAATTACTTAAAAGAATATCTCTCAAAGTATTCATTTGGTTTATAGGCATGTGAGTAGCTAAATCAACATCTCCATCAAGAAAGATTTCATCATCAGTAATAAAACCAGCACCTAAAGCTGTAAAGTCTAAGGCTGTTGCCAATGTTGCATCTGTTGCAACAGTAATTGTATCAGTTTCTAGGTTGATTTTGCTAATCCAACCAGCTACACTTGCAGGAGTAGCTTTTTCACGGAATATCAATTTTTGACCTATTTCAAAAATCTCTACTCTATCAATAGACACTTCACCAGAAGCATTACCAGCTCCAGTCGCACGAGATAAAAAGCCTGTTAACATTTTCATGTTTAGAGACTGTCTAGTTTTGTTAAGCATTTGTGCTATTTCAAAAGTTACGTGTTTTTGGACAGCCATAAAAGAGTCCTTTTTAGAACCACTATCATGTTTATCTTCATCGTCTTCATTAAATGCTAGAGCAGCTTTAATTCTTATTTGAGCGTCCATATAACCTCTAATTGTACTAGAACGAGAGATTTCTGCTATTGGAGTTAAACCACTACCAGAACTTATGCTAGAAGCACCATTTCCATAAAAAGGAATAGGGTACGCCCCACCTTTCCAGTCTGTTGCTTTTTTAATTTTCTCTAAAAAATAAGTATATCTATAGATAGAGTTATATATTAAATCAGCTCTCAAATATTCATTAAGCATGTTGTCATATAAAGTTGACATTTTTTTCTCCTATTATTTAAAACACACCATTTGTTTCAACCAATTCTTCAAAAGTAAAGGCGTTTTTCTTTCCTTTAGTGCCGTTACCTTTTACATTGTTTGGCAAACTCGTCTTCTTACTTGGTGCAACTATGGTAGTCTTCGGGTTAGACGCTACAGTAGTTTTTTTCGGTACAGAATGATTGATATAAGAAAAATTATTCATAGTATTCCTTATTGTAGTCGGAATATCTATAAATGTGTTATTATACTCTTCCATTTGTCCCTGTCTTATAACAGCATCTCTAAAAGACATTCCTTTAACACTCTCGTGTCCAGAAAACTTTTCAGAGAAAGATTGTACATCTTGATTAGTTAAAGCCATATCTAGCATTAACTCCGCATTTTTATGGTACAACTCTTTATTTCTTTGTTCCTGTGTCTCTCTATATTTTTGCTGTTCTGATAACTGCTTGTTATACTTTAATTCAGCTTGTATATGCTTGCTTTTTTGGTCATAATCTTTCTGTACTGCATCATCACCAACAAGGATACCAGCTGCTTTTAGAATAGCTTCATTGTCAAAGCCCAATTCTCTTAAAGCACCTAAAACATCACCTTTCTTACCAAGTTCTCCAACGTGGTTAATTTCTGCTACGATTTTCTCATGTTCGGATTTTACCCTATCATGCTCCATCTTAGCAGCATTATACTCTTTCTCAAGAGCAGTGTAATCACCTTTAGCCTTGTCGGCTCTGTCCTTAACATGCTTCAAGCCCTCCGCACGTTGGTACATATCCCGAACAAAATCTTCATCTTCCTTAGTCTTTATTACAGCTTTAAACCTATCATCAAAAACGCTTTCAACGTCTTGAACTTTATAACTGTAATTAGGCTCATAGTCAGGCAAATCTTCCGTGTCGCTATCAGTGTTCTCAGTATCTCCATCAGTATCATCATCAGCACCAGTAGTATCAGTGTCATCTTCTACTTCTGCTTTTGGTTCTGTTTCCGAAGGAATTACATCCGTGTCATCATCTGATGTATCATCATCAAAATCAATTCCCATTTTTGCTGCTAAATCCTCAGCTCCAAATTCTTCTACAGTATCAGCTGGCATGCTTCTACCCCCTTTTTTTTTATTGTAGTGCTTTTCCTACACCACTTAAAATATCAATCTGTGCCTGTTCTGGCATATCTTGAGCAAACTCTGTTTGGACTTTTTGCTTCTTGGCTTTTTCCATTACCCACTCAACTGTTTTTTGAGGTAATTTCACTCTGTCGCCGTCTGCATTATACATGTCTACTTTAACCATATTCCCGTCCATTGGAATAAGACCGTTTTGTGCTTCTTTAAGTTCTTCCATTTTTCTGTTAAGTATTTTCGCTCGTGCCCTATATTGCTCCATATAATTTGCATGTATTGTTTGATTCTTGCTTGTTATGTATTTATAATCATTCTTCTTCATTCTCTTAACTAGAGCATCTACGATAGCTTCATTGTCGTCAAATTCTGACATCAACGGCATCTCTCCTCTATCAAGTTGCAATATCATAGATTCAATAACATCAGTGCTATCTATAATGTTTGTAAATATATCACGGTTTATAAAACTCATACCATCTCTAGCTATTACACCAATTTGTCTTGCATCCAAGTTCCCGCCTGCATACTGTATCAAATCTCTTGATTGGATATATTTGCCCATGATACTATCTATATCGCCACTAACAGGTTCTATTTTGATACTATAATTCATCGGATCTGTTTCTCTAAACTCTGCTATATTTATAGCTTCGCTTCTGCCTACAGCTCTTATAAGCATCTCATCACGGTAAGAAGTTTTTGCTATTCTCAAACACACTTCCGTTATATCTATTAAAAATCTTTCAAAGGATGCTGCATATAAACTAAAAGCTTTTTTGTCTTTTAAAGAGCTATACAATGAAGCAAGTATATCTTGTTGACCTTTTTCTACTTCCATCTCTTTTATCATAGCTAGTCTATAAATCTCTGCTATCTGACTATCTAAGTAACTAAAAAATTGGTCTCCTGCACGCCCTTGTATTACTTTTGGCTCTAAGCCACTCTTTACTTTTATCTCACGCATACCAGGCAGTTTTGCCCCTTCTGACATGCCTTCACCAAACTGTGTGATTATTTTATCGTCACCCCATAATATTTGAGTTTCAGCAATCTTACTCGCCGTTCTATTTATCTCTGCTTGCACTGGACGCAATTGTTTTATTATAGAGAAACCACGACTACTTCCTGGATAACTATCAAATTGACAGTTAAGTATAGGAAAAATTGTCTTGCCGTCTTTATCCTGCATAAGATTGCTTGTTAGCAATATACCTCTGTCAGAAATAAGAAAGTATTTTCCTTCTGGAAATTCTGGCGATGGACGAAAGAAGAACTCTCTTACGTAAACTCTACCATGTTTCTCAACAACACCTTCTCCAAGCATATCAAGCATATTGTATTTATCTTCTTCATCATTACCATCATCATTATCGCAATCTCCACCTATAAAGCCTATCTTCTGCTTTAGCTCTTCACCAGAGAAATTTTCTTTTAACAATTCTATTAAATCTTTTTTCTTTGACATTTTTCTTAAACCAATGTATATAGCATCATCAGGAGTTTCTGCACCTGTGTCCATAAACACATTATACGCTTCTATTATCTCAAAGTCAAAATCACCACTAAATACAGGTTTCTCTTTATCTATAACTTGACGTTCTTCTACGACTACACCATCTACAGCGACCTGTTCTATAGAACCTTCATAGCCGATTAAATCTCCTTTGTTCTCATTAAAATCTATTTTAATCCAAGCACTGCCTATTACTATAAAATGTTTAGCTAACTTGTCGACCTTCTTTTCAAATTTATGCCTATATCTAATATCTTTCCATACTGCATCACTTAACTCTGCATCCTTCTTATCCTGTAATTCATCTTCATTATGTGGCATAACAGTAGTGCCTGGCGATAAACTAACTATACTATTCTCGTAACGCCTGCATATAGAATGTATATAGTTTTTAGTTAGTCTAATCTTGGCTTTATCGCTAGCCCTAGACTGTCTAACTCTCTCGTTAAATTTTGATTTCTGCTTAGAATAATGTCTTCCAACGTCCAAGAGAACATTAGATTTCATCTCGCTGAACGTTTTATCGTCCTTTGAAATAGCAGATTCATATAGACTATCTAAATCTCGGTAATTCAATCTTTAAATTCCTTTACTTTGTTTTCTTCCAGACTTTGTATAAACTCATGTGGATTCAACAAATTCTGTAAATCCATATCGTTTTCTTCATTTTTATTACTATCTTTTTCAAGAATACCTATATCTTCCAATTTGTCAAGCTTAAAATCAAACTGTAAGGAGATTTTTTTTGTTTTTAATACCACAGCCCCTGTGTTCATCTCTCTGCATGCCCTGATAAATGTTATGGCTTCCTTAGTCTCCTGTCCCATAATAGTCGTTCCACTCTTCAAACTCCGAGTAAATATCTTCTTCAACAATGACTTCATAATCGTCTCCCCTTGTATCATTCTTCTTTTCTACTTTTATCTCTTTTTTCTTTTCAATATTTTTAAAGTTAAACATTATTTTGCTTGTAGCATATCTTAACCCGTCTATACCATCATCTGTTGCTTTTGCTTTTAATGTACCTACCTTTAATCCTTTTAATTCATTCTCTAATAAGTAAGTATGTTCCATTTCGAAGATATCTAGCATTCTATTCTTAAACAATGTGTTTAATAGTGTCTCCCCTATTGCATGAGACTTCTCTGCTGGTAAGACAGGTATCCCTGCTCCTAATGCTATATTCTTGAAGTCAGCACAAGCAAAATCATAATAGCAGCAAGTTACATTCTCACCTTTTTTCATTATAACATATCTATCTAAAACATCTTTTGCTGTAGTTATTTCTTTTGCATGCCCACCATGCCATAGTTTATACAGAGCAGCCTTCTCGTAAGTAGGACTAACAGCTACAAAGGCTATAGCAGATGGATGGTTTTTACCACCACTGCCAATATCTATGCCAACATATTTATGCCAATGTTTAGGAATATCATACGGCTTAACAACATTGACAGACGGATTAAACGACTCATATACACGCCCCTCATCTAAGACAAATCTCCCATATATCCTTCTTAGTATTTCAGATTCACTACTACATAAATTCTTTGCTTCTATTATATCTTCTTCTGTAAAACGTACAGTACCATCAGTATATTTCATACAATCGTACATGCTTATGTTCTGCTTAAAAGCTTTCTTAAAAGTCTCTCTCTCACCTTTTTCTTCCATAGCACAACGCCACATCTCATTACCAGCTGTCGCTGTAAACACCATGTTAAAATATCCTTTAGTAGCAAATGTCCTCGCAACCAACTCATGGTAGAAGTCAGGAGGGTCTAATTCTTCATCAGTAGTAACCATATGCACAGAACTAGACTGTATATTACTAGCTTTCTGACCATAGTATTTAAAGACAAGTTTGGCTCCAGAATTAAAACGTAACATAGTAGGAGTTCTACCTTGTCCACGCTCTATCTTAAAGCCATACTTCTCGCTATTCTCAAAGCCTTTACACGGCAATAACTCTTGCCATTTTGTCTCAAACTCATCATATGTTATTTTTGCACCAGGGTATAGATACCACAATAAAGGAGGAGTACCTATACTATCTGCCCACAACTCATCCCAACTAGGGATACATAATGGAGGGTAACCTTCTGGGTGAGTCGCTATTATTAAGTTTTTCTGTATAGCTGTTGTTGATTTACCTATCTGATTAGCGGCACATATAAAGTTAGTTCGGTTTAATGACTTAAAAAACTCTAGTCGCCATTGAAACGTCTTGCCACCTCTAATATATAAAAGAGGTAGACCTTCTTGCATTTTCTTTAATCTTACACGTAGTATCTCTTTTTTCTTATCAGATATAGATTGCATCTAAGTAGTTACTATCCAACCGTTATCTGTTAAACTTGACATTAATGTTGACGAAGCACCACTTGTGCCAGGATTACCAGAAATATCAACGACGCCATCAGCGACCCCACTATCTACTAAACTCCCTAAGAAAATATCTATATTAGCTGTACTCATATTACAATTAGCTATTGTAGCGTAAAAGTTAACAGAAGGAGAAGAACATTCTATAGGGATATTTAATAGAGCGTTGTCTTGATAAGCTAAACTATATGACGAATCCAATATATTATTTAGTGATATTAACTTAGGATTGCCAAATACTGATACACAAGCATCGTTTAACGATATTTCCTGTGTTTCATTAACATATATTTCAGTAAGCTCTGGACAATACCCCAAACTAAAATCAACATAAGACATCTCTTCTGGGTAAACAAACCTTGCTCCAGTATATCCCGTAAGATAAAATGAATCCAAATCTTTCTTTATCTTTCCCATGAAAAAATAATCTAATTGACTAGGCGTATCACATTTTAAATGTAAATAATCAAGGTTAGGTAAGTCCTCGAAATGGGCGTATTTTAAACCTGGTATAACAAAATCTATATAGATTAAATTAGCAAACCCTTTTATCTTTACAGAGTCTATAAGTCTATAATCAGGAGCAATATCGTTGTTAATATAAAGAGATTCTAGCCTAGATACATTTGAAAAAGAAACAGTGTAATCTCCAGCTACAGAGTAGTCATGTGTATGAATCCCGTCTGCTAGATTAACTACAGGAGAACCATCGCCCCAATCCACAGTAATAAAGCCGCTTGCGTCTATCATCCCTATCCTAAAACCTATTTTATCTTTGTTGACAACAGAAATTTCAGCTTCAACAGTGTTGCCAATTTTTATTACTCTACTTCTTTTCTCAAAGCTCTTTGTTATTCCCATAACAGCCCCCTAAGCATTTAGAGCATTTATTGCGTCTGCTTTAGTCTTTTTAGAGTTACTTAGTATCTCTACAGCCCCTTTTATCTTTTCATAAAGAACAGCGTTGCCACTCTCATCTGTACTCATAATCATGTTTATAACGTCTTTATACCCGTTATCTATGTTAATCTCGCCATAACGCCCATCTCTTATCATAAAGATAACACAGCCTTTACCTTTCTCCATAACATAGCCAATTTCAGCTACGTTAAAACATATCTTTGTCTTTCTATCTGCCTTTAATAAGTTAATAAATTTCATAATCATTCTCCTAGTTTTTTTAATTCTTCTTGTATCTCTATAGCACTCATGCCCTCTATTTTAGCATCGTACTTACTATTCTCTATCTTTGTCGTTGTATTTTGGATTATATTTTGATTCTGGACAGCTGTCCCGTAAACTCTATTCTGCATATCATCTATGACACTCTTTTTTAAACGTGCTAGATTTATATCAAGAACAACATTCCCCTTACTGTCTGTCTTATACAAATCAGCTTCTAATATCTCATTATAAAAATCTAGGGCATGTTCTCGCAAGAGTAAACCTATTTCAGATATGAAATTAGCAGGAGGAATAAGGATATAGCTTAATATATCAGGATTGTCTAAATATCTACTAAATGTAGCTTGAGAACATACAGCCGTTGTGATTCTCAAACCAACCATTTTGCGACCATCTGCTTTAGCATTTTTATATTCTATCCAAAAACGCTCTCTAAGTTTAGTATAGACTTTCATCTTTCCACCATGGAAATTCTTAATCAAGTCTTTCTCTGACTTCTCAGTATAGTCTTTATCCAAGATACGGAGGCTATCTAACATCCATGCAGGAAGATAATCCTCTAAGTCATTGACTAAATGTATTTCGGCTTCTGTCTTTTTAAAACCCTTCATTCAAAGTAACCTACGCCTTGTTTTCTTTTATTATCTTCTCTAAAGCCTTTTCTCTAGCTACTAAACTAGCTTCTCTTGTCTTTAACTGACCAGACAATGTCTTTAACTCTTTTTCTTTACCTTTTAACGTCTTTTTAAGCTCATTTGTTTCATGCACTATATCGCCGTCGGGTAAGTCAACACCATCCATAAATTTAACCTTAGCTATACCAAAACCACGTGCTATTAAAGCACTATTCAACACACCTTCAGTGAAGTTATGGGGCTTTATATCTTTAAATTCTACTTCTATTAACATCTTTTTCATTAGTCCCTCCGTTTATAACGGTCTGCACTTTGAGCATAACGAATAAAGGGATATCATCATAGGCTTGCAGACCAAATAAACAATAAACACCCCTTTATCTATTTGTCAACCTTTTTCTTCTAAGTCATTAAGCTTAAGATAGACATTCTTGATATCCTTATCCCATAAGCAAGGCATACGAGATATATTCAAACCTTTCTCTTCCACTACCTTACATTTTTTAAGCACGTCTGGTTCACAAAGAACACAAGAAGAACAACTTTCGCAATCCTTTATCATTTTTAATATCCTTTCTTCTGGATATTCTATATCACTCTCTTTTAAGTCAGGAATATTATTCTCTTCATTAGCTTTCTTTATATTGTTTATTATCACACGTATAACAGATAAGGACCAACAGCCTGGAGTACCCGTGCAATCCTTCATATACTTCTTTTCGTGAGTTATACCATCACAAAGGCGAGTATACTCACAATTATCACATATTGTTCCCGTTTTATAACAACGACTAGATATAAACTCTAAATCACTCTCAGTTAAGTCAGATACATCCTTATCTCTTAAAACATCTTCACCACAATCAAATACTTTTGCAATATCGTCTATATCCCACTTCTCTGGGTAACCACAACTACCATATTCACTTCTGTTTATATATGACTTCGTTACTATACACTCATGTCTTAAACGACAACCAGTACATCCAACTTCATCTTTACAACAGTCTTTTAACTCCTCTAAAACAGACCTATCCACTTTTACCTTAATTTCAAACATTACACTCCCCCTTATTAAGTTGTTAATTACATGTTTACTACTTTTTAATACTCTTTGTCAATAGTTAAACTCTTCTGGATTTTTTTCTGGTTTTTTTAAACAGTTGGTTCTGGTTTTTTTAAAAGATTGGTTCTGGTTTTTTTAAACAGTTGGTTATACTAATGTCATACATTTATTTAACCCCCTCCCCTTAACAATTAAATAAATTTTAACAATCAAAAACAATTAAATAAAAACACTTTAACAATTTTTATATCATTATATATATATATATATAAATTTAATAGTTGAATTAATGTATCATTATATATATAACTAAATGTTAGACATACCCATGTCTACAATAATATCTAACATACATACAGTCTACTCGTCAACACTTAACTATAAATATTGTAGAATAATATAATTAAGTTGTGATAGTAATATAATTAAAATACCACAAAAAAGTAAAAATGTAAAGCCAATTATCTATTTATTTTAAATATATTTATAACTAACTGTTATAACAGTCTATTTATTTACATGTCAAAGGAGGTTGTAATTAGTCTTTAATGATATTAGCAAGTTATAACTATTTGTTGTTTTTTGTTGTTTTTTGTTGACAAAGGAAGATGCTTATAGTAAAATGTTATTAGTTGAAAAGGAATAAACAACGAAAGGCACGCATTGACTTAGTTCAATTCACTCTTTTGTAACATTCTTTTAAACTGTTTTATAAAAGATAAAAAAAGCTTTTAGACACCTTCGAGCAGGTCGTTAGACTTGCTTTAAAACTACTTAAAAGCCTCTTAATTATCTTTTTATTGTTGTTTGGTGGGTTTTATAAGTGGTAGTTCTTAAAACTATCTATTAAAAAATAAGGGGTTTTAAAATGAAAGGAATGCAGGGTCTAGCTAGTTTATTGAGTCAAAAAAGCTTGTTTCATAATTTAGGAACGTATACACAAAAAGATATCTTAGCAATATTAAAAGAATTTAAGATATATTATTGCACGGGTAAGTATACAAAAAAAATCAAGGCAAAAGATTTTGCTTGTTTGACGTGGTATAAAAAAAAAAAAGACAGTGAAGGGGTTTATTATATGGTTTATACAGTTGACAGCAACAGAAACATCCATGCAAACAATTTAAGAGAATTATATTTAAAATAATATTTTTTTAAAAGAAGGTTATAAATAATAAAAGATAATAAAATAACAAGGGGTTTTAAAATGAGTAAAATAGTATTAAGAAAAGCAATAGCTTCTATTGAAAAAGCTACTATCTCTAAAAATGAGATATTGAGAATAAAAAAAATAATATCAGATGAAACGTATTCTATTGAAGATATAGATTTTTTACAGAATGCTGTTTGTGAAAAAAATGGTATAATGCTGGAAGATAAACAGATTAAACAGGGGTTAGAGTGGCTTAAAAACTTATATTACACCACAAAAGGCAAAATAAAAAAGAATGCTCCATTCTGTGAATGGTATGCTAATATTTTAAATAACCTTGAGAAAATAGAGCTATCTTATTTTTATGATATATCAACATATAATTTTGTAATATTTACACCTGTGTTTAAGGTTACAAGTAAAAACGGGGATACTTTTCAGTATTTTGTTGAAAAAGGTATTTTTAAAGAAGCGTAGAAGGTTATAAATAATAAAAAAATAAGGGGTTTTAAAATGATAAATTTAACAAGTTTTAATGATAAAGAATTAAGCTTAATTGTAGCGAATGAAGAGTATTTGTATAATGCTCGTAATGAAAATGGTTTTATAGACTTCTTAAAAGAGTTTTATATTTTCACAACTTGTCAAATGCTTGTGTTATTAAAAGATTTAAAAGAGGGGTTATAAAATGAATAAATATAAAAAACAGATGTTACTTGACGAACTAAAAGAACTAAAAGGCTTGTTGTTGATATGTGTTATCGGATTGCTTTTTGCTTCAAGCGTTGTTTTTTCGTCCGAAGCGACTAAGCAACGAAAAGAAACTATTAAAAACGTAGTTTATGCGATTGAGCAAGGGGCTAGCATTGATAATTTAGCAGATATGGAAATGCTAAAAGAGTTTGATTCAAGCGGGGCGTATGATGTTGATGCTTGCTTAATTTTGCTTCAAGCAAAAAGAAAAGACTTATATAATAAGAATTGTAAGTAATAAAAGGGGTGCAAAATGAAGAATAAAATAGAAAAGTTATACTTAACGTATTTTAATGATTTTTGTAGCATACAATGCTTCTCAGAGTATTGCAATACAACAATAAAAAATGCAAAAAGAATTATAAAAATAGGTAGAGAATTGAACCATAGGAGGTATAAAAATGTATAAAATAATATTAATTAGCTTAATAGCTATAAGCCTGCAGGCTGGTGAGTTTGAAGGTGTGAAAGGATATAAAGAAACAAAAAAGGGAGATGTTAAACATATAATAACATCTAATTTTATTAGCACTACTGTAATTATACACGTGCTAAAGCTGTCTATTATTAAAAATATAGAGCTTAAGAGCAAAAAGCAAGCATTAGACTTTGTTTTTAAAAACTCTTCTAATTTTGATGATTTAATGGATAAAAGCGAGCTTAACAATAAAGCATTAAAGCTTTACAATAAAATATTTAAAACAAACTTTGATAATCAAGTTTTATAAAACAGCTAGTGTTTGACTAGCATAACAACATGTGAGTACAAACTCGCAAGGTACAAAAAAAATGAAAAAGATAACTAATTTTGGAAACTTTGAAGTATCACTAAATATAAAAACACCGAAGGGGGAGCCGTTGACTGATCACCAAAAAGTTTTAACAAGCAAAGGCGAGGTTTTTGTTAGCTGCGATAAAAATATTGTTTTTGTAGAAGCTGGAGCAGATTGCTTATGCGATGTTTTTATTGATTTTAAATATTGGAATTATTCTAAAGCGACTGATTGTTATATAAACATATTTTTAAACGAAACTAAAAAAGAAACACAAGCAAAAATTGAAAAAGGCATATACAAACTAGCAGATTTAAACAGCTAGAACAAATAAAAAAGGGGTATAAAATGAATGATTTACTAGAAAATGTATCAAATGAGGAACTAGAAACACTAGACAACTTATTTAATATAAACAATGATGTTTTTATTGAAACAAGCGTTGATAAAATAGGAGGAATATTATGATAATAAATTATGAAGTAATAAAAAACATAGTTAGCATTGAGAAGGAAGCTAAAAGAGATAAGGTTAACTTCCACGGGTTAAAATTTGACTCAAAAAAAAATAGTCTAGTTTGCACAAGCAAATTTAGACTTTTTATAAAAGAGTTTGATGAAACTATTGACGAGCATTTTAAAAAACAAGATGAGCTACTGCAAGAAATACAAATAATTAATAAAAATGAATATTGCAGAATATTATTTGATGGGACTAACTTCGTACAAGAAGTTTTTAACAAAAAAGACGGGTTTAAAAAAAAATCATATTTATTAAACAATAAAAGAGATTATACCTATCCAGATTATAATAGAATTTTAATCGAGTACAAGCAAGAAAAACATGTGAAGATTTCTATAGGAAGAGAAAATCTACTCCTCGCTTATGACACTATTTTTATTGAAAAATACAATGAAAGCATGATAAAAATGACTAATGATACAGATGACTGTGTTTTATACACTATGAAAAAAGAATAAATATTAAAAAAAGGGGGGGGGTATTATGGAATATTATAAATTGACAAAAAACAAGCTATCAAGTCAAAAGGTAAAGAGGTTTTATAAAAAATATTACAAACTGTATAAACACACAAGCATTGAGCTTATTTTTGAAGAGATTTTAAAAGATTTTTCAAATGAAAGCTTAACGCATGAGCTAAGATTTTATGAGACTACAACGGGTCGCACTGAGTCAATCAGTTTAAAAGAACTTGTTTATAAAAAATACATGTATCAATTTTAAAAATGGGGATCTGTACTGCTAACTTTAAATAATCTATTAGAGGGAGATTAAAAATGATAAATAATGCAATTTTAACGGGAACTATAGGGGCTTCTCCTATGGAAATAAAAAACGATGAAGAAGAAACTGTTTTAAGTTTTAATTTATCTACAAAATCAATTTCTACAATATTAGGAATTGAAAAGGAACGAATAGACTGGCATAGAATAAGCATTTTAAAAGAAAATGCAAAAGACATAAAACATATTTTGAAAAAAGGTGTTAAAATTTTAGTGAGGGGGAATTTGCAGAATAACGTTTATGTTAAAAACGAAAAAAAGGTTTATAGATATGAAGTCTTTACAAACAGCATAAAAAAAGTGTCTAATGACTAGAATAAAAAATAAAATCTATTAACTGGGTTTTAACTGTTTTTAATAAAAAAAAGGAGTAAAAAAATGATTAAATATATTATATTACTAAGTGCTTTTAGTAGCTTACACTCTACACAATACATTAAAAGCGGGTATGTAAGTGATGAGCTATCAACTGCAATTGCTTTTGTAGAAAGCTCTTTTATAGAGGGGGCGACTTCTCATAAAGGAGCTAAAGGCTACTGGCAAATTACAGATATAGCCTGTAAAGACGTAGGAATTGACTGCAGGAAGCCCGATTTAATAACACAATATAGAGTAATGAACGCTTTTATATTAAAATGGTATAAAAAAACTAAGTGTATTTATAAAACTTTAGATATCTATAATCGTGGCTATGGGAATGTTAAAAAATATCCTTATAAAGGAGAATATAAAAAACACCCTTATATTGGACGCATACTTTCATATTTAAAAGAGATTAAAAAATTTAATGGTGAAGTGCCTTATAAAAAAATCAAAGGCTTTAAAAGGATTAAAAACGGGTTTAAAATAGTTTATAAAAAATAGTAATAAATAAAAAAAGAGGAGTGGATAAAATGGATAAAATAAAAATAGAAGCATTAGCAAAATCTTTGAACGTAGAAAAAAGTAAAATAAAGAAAGGCTATCGTAAAGATACTTTTCTTTATGAAAAAGAAGAGTATCTCGTTTTAGAAGACAATGAAGCAGAAACTTTATATGAAGAGTACCTAAACAATTATATTGATGATTGCTTAGAGATACCAGACGATATCAGAATATATTTTGATGATGAAAAATGGAAAAGGGAAGCAAGAATAAACGGTAACAGGGAAGGAGCATTGGCTTCTTATGACGGATACGAAGACTCCGAGACTATAGACGGTATAGAATTGTTTATTTATAGAATTAATTAAAAAGGGAAACAAAATGAAAAAACAAGAACAAAAAGAGATAATAGTCAAATATATAGACGGGATAACGAACTTAGCAAAGCGTTATAGCAAGGAAGGAGAAGAGCTTATAAGTGTTGGTAACATCAATAAAAAAAGTGAAGGTTACACTCTTAAAAAAGTATCAACAGACCTTTTGGAATTGCTAATATGACAGCACCGATAAACATAAAAATAACAAAAATAATAGGGAGTAATATAAAACTAGCTAGGGAGTGTCAAGGAATAACACAGCATGAACTATCAAAAAGCACTAACATATCAATTAGTACGATAAGCAATTTTGAACGTGGTTTAAGGCTTCCTAGCCTTGACATGCTGTTAAAATTAAAAGATACTCTAGGAATAAAGTTAAACGATTTTATTGACGGTGCTTAAAACAAGGAGATTTTAAAAATGAATGAAGAGACTACTTCAATAATGGCTATAATAGCGTCTATATGCTTAGTACTGTTCTTTATAGGTGCTATAGGATACAAAGAAGGCATGGATGCAGGAATAGAGGAAGCAATACTAGACAACAAAAAGTACATAACTTTTTGTAATAAGCCGTATAACAGCCTTAGAAAAGAGCAGAAAAAATATTGCTTAATAATAGGTAAAGATAACAATGGGGAATAATGGAAAAATTTGACATATTTATTATTAAACTAAAAGAGTGCAAATTAAGACTCAAATGCGACACATACGAGAGCTTATTAGACATGAACCCTTTCATACATAGTGTTAGAAGAGTATGTTTAAAAACATCTTGACAAATTAACACAATGCAGTAAGTAAATAATAGACCAAGTAAAAATCAAATATTTTTATATGCAGGGGTTTTCAAGTTTTCTTTGCTTGGTCGCTTGAATTTTTATAAACCCTTGCACCCTTTGGAGACCAAGTATGAAAGAATTTAAATTTAGAGCATGGCATGTTACAACTATTCATTCTCAAGAAAGAGATTTTAGAATAATCGGAAACGTACACGAAAACAAGGAGCTTTTAAATGAGTAAGAAAAGCTTTATACTTTACATAGACGCACTCAATATACTAGACGAAATGAGCGATAAGGATATTGCTTTATTATTCAAAGCAATGAGAGATTATCATCTAAAAAAAGAAATTAAATTAACTGGGTTGCTCAAAGTCGTGTTTAAACAATTTGAGAATCAATTCTCAAGAGATAACGACAAATACTTAGAGGAAATAGAGAAACGTAGAGTAGCTGGGCGTATTGGAGGTCTAGCAAAAGCTAGCAATGCTAAGCAAGTGCTAGCAAGTGCTAAAAGTGCTAAGCAAAGTGTAGCAAACTTAGGTGATAATGTTAATGTTAATGTAAATGATAATGTAAATGATAATAAAGAAATAATACTATACCTTAACGCGAAAGCAGATAGGAAATATTCTGTTACAGGCAAAGAAACACTTGCTAAGATAAAAGCAAGGAGAAAGGACGGGTTTGTATTAGCTGATTTTAAAAAGGTTATAGATATTAAAACAAAAGAATGGTTGAACACAGAGCAAGATAAGTATCTGAGACCAGAAACGCTTTTTGGTGGTAGATTTGAAGGTTATCTTAACCAGAAAGATATACAGCCAGCTAAAAAATACTCTGCTAAAAAAGAATATGACTTGAACAAAGAAAGTGAAAGTGCTGACAGGATATTAGAAAGCTTAGGAATGGGAGGTTGATTTATGGATATAATATTAGATGATTTTATAGAAAAAAGAGTAGATACTTTGCTCAAGTGCATGTCTCCTAGAGCAGAGAGAAAAGCAATATCAATGAAACACACTTGCGAAAAGGGGTATTAATAATATGACATTACAAGATTTTTGCAAAGGGTTATTTATTAAGTACGGACAAGAAATAAGTAGAGAAAAATACAGGAAGCAACTAAGGTTAAAATTGCTATGAAAAAGGAATTAAAATTACTGGGGGAGGGGAAAAATGGAGTTTAAATTAAGTACGGCAGATTGTCTTTACAGCCAAGAGGATAAAGAGAAATATGAAGAGCTTGGGTTTAGCTTTAAAAAAAGCACAAGATATCGCTGAATTTACAAAAAAGTATGGTCCAATTATTGTATCTGAAAATGATATAACAATTTATGACGGTTATATGGAATAAAACAGAGGGAAAAGTCTAATTTACTGCTAATACGTATAGTATTTTTAGCAGACGGGAGAATGATATGAATAACACAGGCTACAGGAACACAGGCGACTGGAACACAGGCGACAGGAACACAGGCTACAGGAACACAGGCGACAGGAACACAGGAAACAGGAACACAGGCAAATGGAACACAGGCGACTGGAACACAGGAAACAGGAACACAGGCAAATGGAACACAGGCGACTGGAACACAGTTAATAAAGAAACAGGCTTTTTTAATACTAAGCCGATTGAAAAAATAAGAGTTTTCAATAAAGATTGTAATGTAGAAGAATGGGAAAATGCAGAAAAACCAGAGTTTTTATATTTTTATTTAACTAAATGGGTTATGGAAGATGACATGACTGATAAAGAAAAAGAAAATAACTCATCGTATACAACCACTGGTGGATATTTAAAAGTTTTTGAATATAAAGAAGCATTTAAAAAATCTTATAATGATTTATCTACAGAAGAAAAAGAAAAACAAATAGAAATACTCAAAAAACTGCCTAATTTTGATGCTGATGTTTTCTTTGAAATTTCAGGAATTGATATAAAAAAAACAGACAAAATAAAAGTAGAAGCGAACGGGAAAACTGTTTATATATCTAAAGAAAGTGCAAAAGAGCTAGGATTAGTCTAATTTACTGCTAATATAGGCAGTGATTTTGGCAGGGGGAAGTATGAAAGAACATAAAGATTTAGAAATAAAAATAAAACCAGTTTTTGAAATATCAATAAGAGAATATGACAAAAAAAGATGTAGTTGGCATTGTCAATTTGCAAGAAAAATAAGTGGTAATTACGTTTGTAAGTTATTTGACAAAAATATTGATGAAGGAGACGATGAGATAAGAGACGATTATTTTTTCAAAAGAACTGATGAATGCAAGGAGCTAACCAATGATTAAACTAATTAAAAGACTATGGTGTAAGCATGAATGGGTGCAAAAAACACCGCATATACTACAATATGACGAACCTTTATTAATAACGAATGTATGTATAAAATGTGGAAAAATCAAATGAAAAGCTTCTACATAAAAGTAAACAATAAAATGGAACGGTTGGACACAATATACTGGTTTGGGTACTTAAAAACAAAGTTATCAAGTGGCGTTAGAGTAAATGCGTTAAAAGAAAAAAAGATTAAGTATATTTTATATAATGCTAAATTTAATTGTATAGACACTGATTTGAATACAAAAATGGCATTTATAATAAACGAAAACCAACTATCAATAACCGATTTTCTAGACTGTGAAACGATAGAACAAGCTTGCAAGAAAGCAGGAGGTGGAGAGTGAGCAAATTAAAAACTTGTCCGTTTTGTGGTGAAAAAATAGGAATACATATAATGGACGCAGAAGGGAATATGCGAGACGAGAGTTATTTAGATGACCCGTGGAGTGGTGTTTCATACTCAATAAAACATTATGCAACAGACGAAAACAGTTGCCCCATAGCTGGTCATGAAGATGAAAGTGTGGGTATTTGGTTGTATAACACAAAAGAAGAATTAATACAAGCATGGAACAGAAGAGCCGACCATATTCCCGAAGCCAGCAAAAAGGGTAAACCAACTATCAAGGAAAGCTTGACAGTTGAACAACTAACTAAAGAAGCTGAAGAGAATATTGAATATTGTAAAAACTCGGTATGTTTATCATGTAAATATCATAATAAAAGTACAAGATGGTGTAGACTTAGAATAAAAGGTGGAATAATTACACCTTACCATTATGCTAGATACATAAAAGAATATGTAAAATCAAAGGATGTCAAATAATGAAAAAAGGCTTTACAAAAAAAGACGTTAAAAAGTTTGAAGATTATTCTAAGATTGATATATTTTATCAGTTTGCAAAAGAAGCTGGGGATATTTGGGAGCATTGCAGTAGCAAAACAGGAGACCCTTGTATAAATTGTGTAAAATATATAAAAAGAAACTGTGAAATAAAAACAGAATATGTACCGTATATTTATAAAAAAGAAGAGTTTATAAAAGAATATGTAGGAGCGAAAAATGAAACATTGGATATTTAAAAAACTATTTAGAAAAGAAATTGAGGAGTTGAAGGGAATTAAAAAATACGGAGAGAGCAGAGTTAAACTTTTTTTAGATGAAACAATTAAAATATATAGCAACAAAGAAATTTTAATAATACAAAACAGGCTGATATCAGAAATACTTAAAAAACTAGGAGTTAGATAATGAATAATATGTACAGTAAACCTTACGAAGCAAAAGCGGCGGGATTCTTTGACATAGAAAGTATTGTGCAAGACTGGTTTAAAACATGCAGGAGAAACCCTTCTAGGATGCTTACAAAAATGTACACAAACCTTATAAGTGCATACGAAGCAAAAACAGATATGGATTTTACGGAATCCGAACTTGAAGATGCTCTACTGTATATGTATGAAAGAGACGGAGAGATTCTACCCAGCTCTATGAGATTTAATAATCTTATGACACAGTATAGAGCTAAAGGAAAAATAAACGATAAGCCTTTTATAGAAAAATGTTATGTGTATAAACATGGCATTAAAGTGCCTTTAGTTGACCATATAAGAGAGATACAGGAGAAAGGGGAAGGAATGATTAATAGTGGTGAAGTACCACGTTTTTTACAGGATATAATTAATTGTCCAGAATTTTACTAGGAGGGGGATATGTTTTGTTGGCATAAATGGTTTTATTTATATGTATTTAGTAAAATCACTCGGTATAGATATTGTAAAAAATGCGGATGTGTGCAAAGCTTCTGGATATCTTGGGAAAACGCAGATTTAACAATAAAAGAAGTAAAGGAGTTAAGCAATGAAAAATAAAATAGCAGAGTATTTTAAAAGCAGGGGAATTGAGTTTGAGTTTAAAGTTCTTGATGATTGTTTTCGTTTTTATTTTGAACTAGGTGAGTATAGTCTAGCTAGTCAAGGTGATGACGAGACAGAACACTTATATGGCATGAGATTGGCTAATAAAAACTGTAATCTTGTAGATATAGCACGAGAATATAATAATAATTCACAAAATCTAGCCGACTTTATACAAGACTTTAACGAATACCATAAAAAAAGCTATGATAGAATATTTGAAAGAATGGAGGGTAAGGAATGAATTTGCCTATTTGCCCGTTTTGTAAAACAAAAATGTATCTAACAACTGACTATGAGCATGAATTAACACCATTTACTTATTGGGAGTGCGAATGTTACTATGAATGTTTAATAGAGATAAATGATAAAGTTTTTGAGAAATACTATAAAAAAGAAACAAAGGAGCTAAACACAGACAGTACGGACAGTTAATAAAGTGTCTGTTCTGTCTGTGTAATGCTTAGGAGGATTCTATGACAGACAATGTCAAACTCTAATTAATAATCCTACCTTTACCTCCATGAAAACTATTATGTCTATGTGCCATACACATCCTTTGACCTGAAGTATCTGCAGAAAAGAATATTTTACCGCAAGTAATACAAGGTATTTCTCCATATTTTATCTCTGCCATTCCCATATCTTTACGCCATACATTGTTTTCTTTTATTGACTTAATAGTCTTTTTTATTCCTATTTGTTTATTATACATTACTCCCCCTTATATTTTTCAATATCTATCTCTATATAATGTTTTTCGGATTTATGTTTGATTAGAATTATTTTCTTTATATACCTGTCATCAAGAATAATACCTTTTTTAACTAGAATATCGGACAGACTCTTTTCAAAATTACCAACATCCGACATAGCATAATTTTTAATATAGAAATTGTAAGTTATCGTTAATTCTTTGTGTTTAGTGTTGATATCAGGCAATAAGGCAAGAGCGTTTTTTTCATAGTTTTTGTATTCTTGTGTCTTGAATCTACGCCCTTGCCAAGCCCTGTTAACCGAAAGTGCCTTAATGTCAAGCCTTATCCTCATTTACTAGAATGGAATTTCTGAGTCATCTACGTAAGAATCAGATTGCCCTTCTAATTTTATTTCTGCAATCTTTATCACTGTTTTATAAATAACAGAGCCGTTCTCATCCAGCCTGTCGGAGTATCTACCGTCTTCACCTTTCGCACTATCTTTTGTCCCCATTAAACTACCCTCTATTGATAGCCTCGCACCTTTCTCTATCTTGTTATCATGTAAAAAATTGATAACACCATAATCAAAAGACAAACATTCGTGAAAGGCACTGTACCCTCCATCCATTGTCTTCATTGATACTTTTGCAAATTTTTCCTTTGCTAAAACATAAGTTACTTCTCCAACTAATTCTACCTTGTTAATGTCCATAATCTACTCCCCTTTTTTTTAAAGATAAAAGACACTAGCACTTTTAAAGAAAAATGTCAATAACAAAAATAAATAAAAATAACTGTTGACGACGGCGTATATCTGTGTTAACTATATTCTATATAAAAAAAAAGGGGGTTTTATGATAGGCGAAAAGAAGACAACGTCAGTTGGGACTAGGTTTACCGAAGCAACAACGAAACAATTAAGGCAATTAGCTCTTAAAGAAAGGAGACCTATTTCTGTTATGGTAAGGTTGATTGTTGAAGATTTCTTTGACAAAACAAAAAAGGGGGAAAAGAAATGAAGGAATTAGTTAGCATACAAAGTGAGTTAAAAGCCCCAAAGGGACAAAAGAATAACTTCGGGAACTATAAGTATAGAAGTTGTGAAGACATACTAGAAGCGTTAAAACCTTTGCTAAAGAAGCATGAATGTTTTTTAACAATAGAAGATGAGATAGTACAGGTGGCTGACAGAATTTATGTCAAAGCTACAGCGAGCATAAATAAGGTGTTAGACGTAACCAAAGCCAAAACTGTAAAAGTATCTGCTTATGCAAGAGAGCCTTTAAACAAAAAGGGGATGGATGAAGCACAGGTTACAGGGGCTACAAGCTCATACGCTAGAAAATATGCTCTTAATGGGTTGTTTGCTATTGATGATACTAAGGACTCGGATTTTACAAATAAGCATGGAAAGGATAAGCAAGAAACTACTGTTAAGCCAAAAGTGTCAGTTAAGCAGCCAGAAACACTTGTTAAACGGATATCTGTTAAAGACAGAAATGCCTTGATTAAGAAAGTGCAAGACAAAGATATGTCGCTTGATGATATTAAAAAAATACTCTCCGAGTTTAAGTTTAATAGCACTACAGAGGTGACAGTTGATAAGTACGAAGATGTAAAAAAGGCAGTTGATAATTATGGCATAGATTTTGCTTTTGGTAAAAACAAGAGTTGATTGAAGTTATAGCTGTGATTATTTGTGCTTTTGTTATAGGTATTCTCGTTAAAGATGATGAATAAAAAATAAGGGGTTTTTATGAAAATATATAATATGGAACAAAGAAGTGAAGAGTGGTTTAATATTAAGAAAGGTAAGATAAGTGCTAGTGATGCACATGTGTTATTTACTCTAGGTAAGGCAAAAGTTTTAAAGTCTGGGATAGTTTATCCTTCTACTCTAACAGCAGGAGCTAGTACGCTGATTGATAAATTAGTCGCACAAGTATTTCAAAAAACGAGAGAGGAAACATTTATCTCTGCAGCAATGGAACGTGGGATTTTGCTAGAGCCGATTGCAAGAAACCTTTATGCAGAAACAATAGGTGAAGAAATAGAAGAAGTCGGTTTTATAGAGAATGACTTAGGTGAATATGGTTGCTCTCCAGACGGTGTTATTAAAGGAAAAAAAAGGGGGGCAGAAATAAAAGTTAGGAACAATGCTCTGTTTAGTGCCTTTGTAACATCTGGACAATTAACGCCAGAAGAGTTCTCTCAAGTGCAGTTTAGCATGTTTGTTACAAAGTATGACTCATGGGACTTAGTGCAATATAACGACAATTTTAATAATCCTATACATAGCGTTAGAGTATTACCAGAACGAGAAGGAGACAATTCTGCTTTCGCTAGGTTTGATAGAGCTTTAGCTATAATGTTACCAGAGTTAAAAGAAAGGGTGGCTAAAATGGCTGCACATCAGGGGGTGTAAAGATGATTAATTCTCAAGTTTTAACATTGACAGATTTTTATAAAACAGACCATAGGAGTCAATATCCTGATAAAACACAAATGGTTTATTCTAATTGGACACCTAGAATGAGTAGAATCAGTGGCGTTGACTCAGTCGTGGTTTTTGGGTTGCAATATCTTATTAAAGAATATTTGATAAAACAGTTTAACGATAATTTTTTCAATAAGCCTTTAGAGGAAGTGTTAACTGCTTACAAGAGAAGATTAGATAATTCTTTGGGAAAAGACTCTGTAGATTTATCTCATATTACAGATTTGCATAAATTAGGTTATTTACCTATAGAAATTAAGTCATTGCCAGAAGGAACTGTCTCTCCAATAGGGACTCCTATGATAACAATCTGTAATACTGACAAAAATTTCTATTGGATTACTAATTTTTTAGAGACACTTATTTCAAATATTTTATGGCTTCCAATGACTTCTGCTACTACAGCATATAGTTTTAAAAAGATGCTGAACAAGTACGCCGAGAAGACATCTTCATCTCCAGAGTTTGCATGTTTTCAAGGGCATGATTTTAGTATGAGAGGTATGGCTGGAATAGAGTCTGCCGCTATGAGTGGGGCTGGGCATTTATTGTCTTTTAAAGGAACAGATTCTATTCCTGCTATAGATTTTTTGGAAACATATTATAATGCTAATAGCGATAAAGAGTTAATAGGGGTGAGTGTCCCTGCTACAGAGCATAGTGTTATGAGTATGGGTAGAAAAGAAAGCGAGAGAGAAACTTACATAAGGCTTATCACAGATGTTTACCCTACAGGAATAGTAAGTATAGTATCTGACACATGGGATTATTGGAAAGTTTTAACAGATATTCTTCCTTCTATAAAAGAGTATATAATGAATAGAGCTGGAAAACTTGTAATAAGACCAGATAGCGGAGACCCTGTTAAAATTATTGTCGGAGATGAGAACGCAGCAAAAGGTAGCCCTGAATTTAAAGGCTCGGTTGAGGTATTATATGAGACTTTAGGCGGTCTTGTTAACGATAAAGGGTACAAAGAGTTAGATTCTCATATAGGTCTAATATATGGAGACAGTATAACATTCGATAGAGCAAATGAGGTTTGCAAAAAATTAGAAGCTAAGGGTTTTTCTAGCACTAATATTGTTTTTGGAATAGGTAGTTATACTTATCAATATGTTACTAGAGATACATTTAGTTTTGCTATTAAATCTACAGCAGGGATTATAGACAATAAACTTGTAGAGATATTTAAAGACCCTAAGACAGACAGCGGTTTTAAAAAGTCTGCCAAAGGTTTGTTAAAAGTAAATAAGGATTTGTCTTTTGTTGATAGAGTTAGCTTAGAGGATGAAAAAAATAGTATATTAGAAACAGTTTTTAAAAATGGAAAGATAACAAAAGAAGTCTCGTTGCAAGAGATAAGAACAAGGATAGGTGTGTAATATGATTAGTGTAAAAAATGTTAAATATAAAGATTTTTCGTTTAGTGCTGGAGAGTACCAGTTTAAGATACTAGAGGTTGAAAGCGGTGGCGTAATAGAAATAGATTTAAGGTATGAATCAGATGCAGAGCTGGTTAGAATAATGCTGATAAATAATGCTATCAGAGCATATTTGGAATTGAAGGGGTTATCAAAAAGAGTAGTGTTGAATATTCCATATATACCGTATGGTAGACAAGACAGAATTTGCCATGAGGGGGAGGCTTTTAGCTTGGAAGTCATCGCTGGGTTGATAAACATGTGTTGTTTTGACGAAGTTCTTACATTAGACACTCATAGCGTGGTGTCTTATTCTATAAACAATCTGGTGGACATGGCTCTTGACTATGGTTCTGCTAGACGCAAGACATGTGTTATTGCCCCAGATGCAGGAGCTGGAATAAGAGCCAAAAATTTTGCAGAAGCCAATAGTATACCAGATGTGTTTATACTAGATAAACAAAGATGTTCTAAAACTGGACATTTGCTTTACAAAGATATATCAGAAAAACTGTTAGAGAGCATAAATAGCTATGAAAATATTATAGTAGTAGACGATATATGTGATGGAGGAAAAACTTTTATAGAGTTAGCTAAACTTATTAAAAGAAAAGACTTAACACTGCGTGTGTCTCATGGTATTTTTTCAAAAGGCAAGAAAGAATTAGAGTTGTATTATAAAAATATAATTGTTTTAAATAATATGGAGAGGGGCGTAGCATGAAAAGATTAGAAGACGAAAGCTTTGACAAGTATAAGGAAAGAAGGTTGGAAGACAATAAGAGTACAGAGAAAAATCTTAAAGGAAAGGTTGTGTGGACTGTAGCAAAAGGGGCGTACGTTAACCATTATAAACCTATTAGGAAAGCTCTGCAAGAAGAAAAAGCTGCGATGAAAGAAGAAAGAAGAAAGGTTAAAAGGGCAGCTAAGTAATGATTGAGTGCAAAGAGTGTGGGAAAAAGTTTAGAAGTATAGCTCCCCATGTTTTATTTAAACATAGTATAACTCTTATTGAATATTACAATAAGCATATAGGAAAAACATTCTGCAAGAAATGTGGGAAACCTTCTAAGTGGAAAAACTTTAGAGAAGGGTATGAAGATTTCTGCAGTACATGCAGACCGAAAGGGAAACACAGTAAAGGGGTCAGGCATTGACAAGCAATAAGCCTAAAGTATGTATAAAATGCGGGCAGGTGTTTTATTCTCAAGAAGAATGGGACACCTGTTTTGAGTGCAGATTAAAAGGAGGGGGCAATGAAAGAAAGTCAAAAAACATGGATTGTGAAAATGCTAAACATAAAAGGGAATATAACAAGGAATGAATGTCTAGCTGCCTATATCTCAAGATTAGGAGCGATTATTAACATATTGAAAAAAGAAGGCTGGGTGTTTGAATCAAAATATGTGAATGGCGACTATGTATATAAAACGGTCAAGAGAGGTAAATAATGCCTAAGTATTTATATGAATGTGAGAAATGTAAAAAAGAAGTTAGCCTAGTCAAAACAATAAAAGAAAGAAATAAAGCTGTATGCGAAAAATGCAAAACTCCACTAAAAAGAAAAGTGGAAGTCAATAGTTTTATATTATTAGGGACTGGGTGGCAAAGAGACTTGGGTTAAGTCCTCTTTTAAGCAGATATCCAAATAGGAGCTATTATTAAGGCGTATTAGATATAATACGCCTTCATGGGATATATCCCCTTTATTGTATAAAATAGGCTTGTATATGTCGCAATAATCGCTTGACATATTCGTAGTAGCACATGAACTAATTAAATTAATTACGCTTAAACCTATTATCAAGTTTTTTAACATATTCTTCATCCTTTAATTTATCACGACCATTTTCTACTTTACGCATATTCTCGTTATGGCTTTTGTTCTGTTTTATCACAACAGACTTTTTTCCATTCTCATATGCAAGCAAGATTATTGCAATCTCTTTGAAAAGAGCTTTTAGCCATTCCATCTCTTAGTCTTTTTTTGTCTTAGAAACTGCTAAAATTATAGTTACAATACTCATGCCAATACTTGTTATAGCATCAGTCATCTCTGGAGCTATAGTCCTACCTATCAATGTACCTACTGTTGTTATTATCGCAGCCCACGTACTCTTCTCATGCAACCTTTCTATAATCCAATCCATAATTCATTTACCTCTTAAGATCTGACTTACCTTCTCGTAAGGTACACCGAAGTCTAAACTATATTTGTAAGAGCCACTTTTTGTCCTATACCAATATTGGGATTTTCCAGGACTCCTAAGTTTACTTCTATATCCATTATCTATATGCAAACCAAAGACATTCCAGTAAGGATACAAACCTAGCCCAATAACAATATTGTCCTCTTTTGCAATCCTGTATATATCACTCGCTAATTTAAAAGTTGTATTCACACTGTGGTCAACAGGTCTAAAATCTATAGCTCTGCATCTCTCATCTCTACCATGATAAGTATGAGTATTCCTATAAGAGTTATTAATCTCTATCGGTATGTCAACCTTGCTTAGTATAAAATCTATAGCGAGTAAAAATCCACCATCCATTTTTTCATATTTATCAAAATCACTCTTTTTTAAAAATTTTAATTCCATTTAAAAATCCACCAAATCCTCGTTTTTACCTATCCTTTCAGATAGCATTTGATTTTTAGAACGGCTTGTTATCTCAAACTGCAATACTTTTAAAACAAGAGTGGATATCCTTTTGCCGCCTAACTCCATTTTTTTTGTGCCTATATATCCTGTTGCGTTTATCTTATCGCCAAGGTTTATATAGTCAAGTGCTATTTTTGCAGGTCCTCCATTTGCAGCGACTTTTATTGGCTCGCTGATTCTTTTTCCAAAATGGTTAAACCTGTTTACATAGACTGAAAAAAAAACTGAGTATTTGCCAAACTCACGAGAGTAGTCTTTGATAGTCTCGCCGACTACCCCTGATATTGCAAAAGTATTCATAAGCCCCCTTATACTATTTGTTTATACTGTAAAAGGAGCGTCCATCCCTTCACTTACTCTTTTGACCTCTCTTTCTGTTAAAACTACCCTATACATCTTGTTTGCATTACAAATCCATAAGACTATCATACGGCATTCCTTTAAGCGAGGGTCTTCTACATATTCTACGTGAATATACTCCGCATGATTTTCACTTATAGTTATTCCTTTTTCTTGCAAACCTGCTATGCTTAAAGTAAAAGAATCTCCTGTCTTTGTGTTTACTAATTTTACAACGTTATTTAAATAAGATGATAGATTGTCACAAACATAAGCTATATAGGATTGGTACTCTCCACTTGTTTCATATAAACGTCCTGAAAGAGAACCGACACACAGACCTTTTTCACCTGTCTTAAACATTGAGCTATCATAAGCCTTCGCTATAGGGTTGTATTTGTTATACGATATATAACCAAAGCCAGTTCCTGGTTGTTTATAATTAGAGACGAAGTCTGAACCAACAGAATATGTAGAAATGCTGCCGTTAATATCATCTCCAGTGTCAATTTCTATAGCTGGGTTAAAACTAGACCCATTCCAGATAAAAGACAAAATTCTTACTGGACCAGTAATCCCATTGCTTTGCTCATAAGTAGCGATAACACTATTATCTTGCACCCCTCCGCCTTTCGTTGGACTGATAGATAGGTTACTTTGTCCTAAATCATTGTGTGTTGTTGTCGGTGAATGAGTAAGAAGACCGAGTAGCGTTTGCGTACTACTAGATAAAACATATACTTCTATACGCCCTTGGGAGGTTTGTGAACCACTATAAGTCGTTGCTACCGCTAGCCAATTACCATTTAATGCGATATTTCTAATATCGCCAGAAACAGTGAATGTGTATAAGTAAGCTCCTTCGCTATCATATATATATATGTTATCACTGCTGTTTATGCCTGTTACTATAAAATCATTACTAATACCACACTTTTGTCCAAACATCCCGTTATTTATCCCACCAGGAGGGTAAATTACTGTAGTATCAGTGTGCCCAGTATTGCTGTAGTACGTTGAGAGTAATAATACTCCAGTGACCCTTCCAGAATCAGATCCGTCATCCTCATAGTTTCCATATAGTTCTTTAATTGTGTAGTTGTGGGAGGAAAAATTGTTTTCTATATGTGTTGATACAGCATGCGAGAGAAACATTCCATATCCCTCTGATGGTGCGATAATTCCTGCGTATGCGGAAGGGTTATTGCCGTAATCTGTTTCTATAGCCGTGTCTATTTCTAGTTCTCTAGCCGTATTTGCTTTAGAAAGACACCATATACTTGCAATAGTTCCTTGTACCGAAACATACACAGGAGAATTAACTACATGGTCAGCATCAGCATACGCCTTTCTACTATACCATGCTCCTTCTGAAACCACATAACAAGTATCTCCATCACTTGTTCCAGTAAGAGATTCTAATTGTGTTAAATTATCTGCCTTAAAGAAAACAGAGCTTGCCGAGTCTTCCGCTACTTCCATATTACTATCATCATCTACAAAAGCGTCATCAAGGACTAATCCTTTAACGAATTTTAAAGCTACATTTATGCTAGTGTTTAAAGCTGTTTCTATTATTACTCCACTTGTGTCATAGTAAAAGAAAGATATCTGCGTATTAGTCCCAGTATTAGCTTGACCGTCAGTAGCAACCGTTTGTATTAAGCCAAATACTTCCGAATCATTTACGATTATTTTTTGTCTAGTCGTATTATCACGCAAATAAACTTTATTTATCACCTTGCCAGAAACATTTTTTATTTGCCCACTAGACCAAGTACCCATTGTTGCACCTGGAAAAGCCATTAAGCCATCTTTCTGTAAAGTAGTTAAACCATTAGCTAAGACAGCTGTTGTTATAGAAGAAGGCAACAATACGGTACTAGAAGAAGATACTGAAATACTCGTAGAATGGAAATTTGACGTTTCTATTCTTGTCTTTACTAAAACTTCACTTAACAGAGGATATTTACTATTCGGAATACCTCTATCTGTACTTATCGATTTTGAATTGTCTAAACTCATTATTGTCTCCTAGACTATATTTTTATCATATCCTGTTACTAGCAATGTATCGCCAATATCAAGTATGCCATTTACAGTGAAAGTATTTGCTGTCCCCCATGTTACACTGTATGCCCCGCTTCCTGTCTTATCTAAAACTTTGTTGTTTAATTTAACACTTATATTTTTTGAGTTAACAAAATTCTTATTACTACGTCCAACAAACAACTCGCCTGTATTCCATTTACCATCTACTTCTGATGTGAAAGTATAATCTGGTGAAGTATCAGTAGTCATATCAAAAACTTTATTTGTTACTTGTTGTGTTATCGTTATAAGTTTAGTCGCTACACGACCAGTATTTTCGTCTATATAAGCACGGTTAGTTACTTCTTTATTTGCATCACTCATTGCTGTAGAGCTGCCGTCCATAGAAGCCCCATTTTCTCCTATTATGTAATCTATGTTTTTAAGAGAGAAAACATTCGCAGCTTCTTCTATTGTAACATCATCTGCAGTCTTTTCTGCTGAGTCTACATAAGCTTTTATAGATTGTTGTGTTGCTGCTTGAGTATCACTATTACTAGACATGTCATCTTCATCTAGCATAGTAAAATGTTCATTTTCAAGATAATTCAACAAATTATCGTGATTTACTTTTGTCTCATCAAATATAAACGCTAGGCTTTCATCTGCCCCAACGTTATTTTTGATTCGTTGCAATGCGTTAGTAGAGTTTACCCCTATACCAGCATCTATCTTATCTTCCAAATACCCAGCGGCAGTATCTGCAGCACTGACTTTTAAATGCTCATCTGTACTTGTGTTAAGTACAAAAGCAAGCCCTGTAGCACTACTATTTACTACTACCGAGTAATTGTTATATCCTGTGTACGCATTAGGCGTATCTAATAATTCTCTAAATCTTTCAGCCACGGGTGTAATACCTCCTCCACCTTGCCCAACTGCGACATGTAATGCACGTATAATATAATCCCATGTGAACGTACCTATACCTGCCCAATTAACGGCTTTCGGGTTACTTAAATATATATAATTGTTTTCATAATCAACTCCAGCTACACGAAAATAACCGTTGTTATCAGATGTACATCCAGTAATTGTTATCCATTCTCTATAAGTTAAATCAAGGATGTTTAGGTTAGGGTCTACCGTATATCTAGCATGCCCATTAGATGTTATAAAGACTTCTGCAATAGTTCCTGTTAATGTTTTCTTTATTGATTGTGCGGTTATTCCACTTGCCGCAACTAAACTATTTAATGAACTTGAAGCTGATGGCATAGTTATTCCTCTATCAAATCAATATTTAATGATTCTCTCTCTATATCGCAATGGACACATTTGCATCTTTGCAAGATGTATGACAAGAATTTTCCTACTATTGTCAGATTACTAATATCTCTTTCAAACATATTTACTTTATGCTTGTCAGCAGAGTACCCTTTTAAGTGGTCTAATAACAATTCATTATTAACTAAGCTTTTCGTTTTGTCAATAGATTTAATTTTTAAATTGTTTATTTTGCAATATTGTTTAAAATCGTTTATCATTTTTTATACTCTCTTTCTTTTAACTCTTTAAATAAATAAAACATTTTATATTTCTTTAACCATATAGGCTGTTTTTCCATTAAAGGAATAGACGCTATATTTCTATAAAACCAATCAAAAGTTTCAGTAGTAAAATCATCAAATTCATAAACATTTGTGTCAGGGTCTAATCCAGGCAAATATCCTTTTTCATTATTTGTCATTTTAATATAAAAATTTGCTTTTTCTTTTAGACTTAAAGTTGTCATTCCTTTATATTTAATAATAATAGTTATTTTTTTTAATAGAACATCACATTTTGCTGGTAGAACATTTATGAAAAAGATATATGTTATTAAAAATTTTATATAAAACTCCTTATTTATAATTTACTAAAGATTTATCTAAGTCACCGTTCATTGTTCTTAATACATTTAAGATATCGTAGTAAGTAAAATCCATAGTATTACGAACTATGCTATAAATCTCTCTTATTTTTGTATCACAAGGCTTATATCCATTGCATATATCATAAATACCTTTTTGCATATATTGAATATGTGGTTTGTGAAATTCAGTAAACTTATCTAAAAATATTTGTGGTATACCCCTGTTTAAAGCGTTCTCTTCATATTTTTTTACAATATCATTTATTATCTTTGTATGAAATTCATAAGAACAATAATTATCGCATTCTGTTTTCTTGTCTATATTTATCGCAATATTCTTATAAGTCCTGGAAACTGATTTTATTTTTATATCAACAAAATCTTTTATAGCTTTTTCTTTTTTTTTATTAGCAACATTCAAGTAAATCATATCATCGTTTATTTTATACAAAGATGTAAAAAGAGGGTGGTCTTGCAACAAGAACTTTTTTTTACGATTATACTTAATTTTATATGTTGTTATAACGGAAGCTAATATGGTTGTTATAGCAATTATTATTGTTTCTTGCATTGATTAACTACTTTGATTTTTTTTATTGTATTTTGCAGAATAGATATTTTTTCTTCCAATTCTTTAACATGTACTTTTAACACTCCGTTTTCACTTTTAATTGTTTCAATTTTATTTATTAATTCTAAATTCATAATTAACACTCCGTTTTCACTTTTAATTGTTTCAATTTTATTTATTAATTCTAAATTCATAATTCCCTCCTTTAGGTTGAAGCTTTCTTTTTAAGAATATTATATGTCTTTTTTCCCCTCGTTACTTTGTTTCCTTAAACCACGCTGTTATTGCTGGATAGTCTAAATCTCCTGAACTTCCTATGATTGCTTGAAAGCTTATTTTATCACCTGCTGAAAAGCTTCTAATAATATTATCACTAAATCTATTATCAGCAGAAGATATGGATAAATTATATCTAATTGCTCCATTTCTCCGTATTCTTGCCGTCCATGTCTCTGCACCATATGTAGTAGCAGACATTGCCACTAAGTTACAATTAAAAGGGACAACAAAAGGAGCCAATTTTGTGTCAGTCCCGTCTTCTCTTCTTAAATACTCGCAATCAATCCATTCATGTCGTTAGCTAACCCATTATATGTACCTACAATCAAATCACTTGTGGTATCTTCAATATCATTTACAGCATTACTAGATTGTTGTCTAAAGGCTCCATTTAAATAAAACCCAGACTTGCTACCTGCCTCCCATTTCAACTCACCTATACTATAATCACCTATAATCATATCTTCGTATGTTGATGCCTCGTTTCCTGACTGGTCGCCATTTTCATATATTCTAGTAGAGCCTGTTCTAAAAAACCACTCTCTACGGTCTCCAGATGTCGTATATTTTGCTATACATACATCACCAGTAGCATTAGGGTTAGCTACAACATATATATGCAAACCCCTTCCAATTGCGTTGCTATGAAGTTCTACATCCCCAAAATTAATATTATCATTGTTTCCATCAAAATAGATAGAGTTTTTTCCGTTTATTTGAGCTGTTTGTAGTTGTGGTGTTCCACTCACTGAAACAGAACTATGGCTATTAGGAGACCCCTCTGTAACTGCTGTAATAGTGTTTCCTGATGTTGTAAATTGAGAAGTATCATTTGCGTCTAACCAAAATTCTAAATTTGTTAAATCACTTGGGATAAATTCTTTGATGATATCTTTTTTTCTTATAACGTTTAAATGACTGCTACCGATATATTGTATTTCTAAATAACCACCAGGAGGAATTATAACATTCTCGGTATCTCCTTCCAAATTATGACCATTCAAATCTATAACAGTATTATAGGTATGAGTATTTAAAGATTGGAAAAACTTTATATCTCCAACTTCCCAATTAGCAAGAGAAGAAGGTAACGAGATAGTTATATCTGTTACTGGATTACTTTCCATTGTTCTAAAAATCCAAGACTCCGTACTTCCATAATCCGCTGTTACTGTAATAAGACCATCTGCATCTTCCCAATTAGAAGAAACATCTGGTGCATTTGATAAATCACCTTCACTTGAACCTGTAACACTTGTATTGTTTCTATATTTTTTACCATTCCAAACAACCTGAGAATAAGAAGGATAATCACTAGTTTCATCATAGATACCAATGTTAAAACATACCGTAGAACCTAATATAGTATTATTATCTATACTTCTGTGGTCTATTTTTTTTATCATATTATATTTCCTTCTTATATTTGTATTGTATTATAAAATAATCTGTATTATTAAACCAACTAGACCAATCACCAGTATTAACTTCTGAAATAATATTGTCCTCAACTTTATAATCAATATCTTCTTCTTGTATTAATCCATCAAATACTAATGTTATAGTATTATCTACAGGTTGATGTTCAAGAACAATTGATGTTGCCACGGAAAGGTCACTTGTTGTTTTAACTTTGATATAAGCATCTTCTTCGGTAGAAGTTAAATTACTATTTAATAATAACCACTCATCAGTGTCATTACTTATAATTTCAATTCCTTCATATTCATGTGCTATTGTGTATAATTTTTCATTTACTATTTTCTGATTTGATGTTGTTTTTAAATTCACGACACCAACATTAAGAGCATAATCAAAAACTGAATTAGAACCCTGGTCAACAACATATAAATTTTCATCATCAGCAAATATCCCTTGAGGCCAAGAACTTTGAGCAGATATATCCATAGTATCTTGAAAATCTATATTTGAAGATAAATCAAAAGAAGAACTTAATTTATATTGACATAATGTGCTTTGGCCAGAAACGTAAAGTATATCATTATTATAACTCATGCCTAACGGTGTTGGAACCTGTGCTGATATATCTAAGCTATTCCCCGTGTAAGATAGAGTACTAATATCAAAAGGTGTTCCAAATGAACATTCATATAAAGTATCATGTTGTTGCCCTATAAAGATTAATTTCGTTCCATATTCGTTTATTGATAATCCAACAGGGGTGTTATCCATTCCAGAAACATCAAAACTGTTAGAATTATATATAGCTGTAGTAATATCCCAAGCAACAGTTAAGTCATATTCAAAAATACGTGTATTATTTAATCCTGGTACATAAAGTTTAAATCCATTATTACTGAAGAACAAGTCCGCCATTGTACTATCTTGTGGATGTGTGTTAAATGAGTTTCCATTATATGTAGCTGTAGTTATATCTTTTTCTGTAGATAAATCATATTCAAAAATAACACCATTAACATCAATAATATACATCTTGAACCCTGCGTTATTTATAAAAACACCGTGTGAATTAGATAGTTGAGTACTGGCATCATAAGAATTGTTAGTATATTGACAAAGTCCATCTTTTTTATTTTTGAATATTTTTAATTTTTTATTATATGTAGAAACAGAAGCATCCGGAATAGTGACAGTACTAATATCATTAAATTTTGTATTAACATAATAATTTCTATTTAATTCTGTTATTGTAGCTGTACCACTAGTTGCATCTAAAAATATTATCTTTGAAGATAAATCCCAATCGCTACTAATATCTGGTGTACTTGATAAATCACCTTCTGTAGTGGCTGTTATGTTTGTATTAGCAACATAAAAGTTACTATTCCATATTACTTTGTCACCTGAGGAATAATTATCGGTCTCATCATAGATACCTATTTTATCATTAAGGTCAGCACCTGTAATTGTATCCTCAGCGATTTGTTCTTGTCTTGCTACATTTTTTGGCATATTATTTTACCTTCTTAAGATTTCCCTTTGTAACTTTAGGTTTCGCAGGTTCTTCTTTACCTTTATTTTCTAAAATTGGTTGTAAATTTGTTAAGTTTTTAATTGCAAACTGTATTTGTGCTAAATTTACTCTTTCTGGTGCAGTGGCTATTAGCTGTACTATATTTAAAGTATTTTGTGCAACACTCTCGCTTATTAAATACATTTGTTCTTTTACTACTTCTTTTACTTCTTGTTCTACTTTTACTTCTTTCTCACTCATTTCTCTCTCCTTTTTAAAGGGTGTGCTATACACACACCCCTTCTTTATTTATTAAGCGTTTTGACTATAATGATGTATCTGAACATTCTCGCCGTTAGCAGGTGCTGTCGTAAAAGTAACAACTCCTGTTAAAGGATTATAAGAATAGTCATTGTTAGCATTAACTGTATCTGTACCATATAGTTTTGAAGTTCCTAAGAATACAACAACGTGTCTAACCTTCACTGTAGCGTGAGTACCTAGATTAGTCATTGTGAAATCTGTAGTAGTTCCATCACCAGTAAAGACATCTTCGTCTTCTCTAACAACTTTGCTTGTTACATCACTCCAACTTACTGCTCCAGAGCCATCTGTTATAAGAGCTTGTCCAGCTGCACCATCTAATACAGGAAATGTAAAACCTGTTGCCACTACACCAAAACTCATAGCGTCTTCAAATCTTCTAGCACCAGAAATAGTTGGTGTCAACTCTAAACCAGTTGCGGATACTTCTAGTGAAGTTCCGTTTGTTGTACCTATATTGACTTGCATATCATCAGCATTGATTGTTAATGAAGCGTCAGCTGCTACAACATCAAAAGCCGAACCATTTCTAACCATACCAGCACCAGCAGTTATTTGTGTTGCTGAACCTGTTTGGGCTGTGATTAAAGTATCTGTATCAATAACATCCGAACCTTCGTTGTTTGTGATAGTCCAAGTTATATCTGCGTTTAATGTTCCTTCTGAACTGAAAAAAGTATAGTTTCTAGCTTCTTCTCCAGCTTCCCAATCTCTTGCTCTTACAGAGTTACCAGCACCAGAAACTACTTCATATACACCGTTATCAGAACCAGTAGTCTGGTCAAATAAACCAACTCTATCCCCAGCAGCTAATGTTACGCCATCTATTACAGTTCCAACTAGGTCTGTACTTAAATCTATATTTCCTGTTACACTTGTACCATCAACAATAGCAACGACAGGAGTTTTCCAAGAACGACCATTTACTAAATTATCAGCATATCTTTTTGTGATTAAACTTTCGTTTACGAAGTTTGCTGAAATATCAGAAGCATAAACAGCACCTTCAAATAATGCGTCATCAGAAGTAATATCAATTCTTTGTGTATCATTAAAACTAAAACCAGTTTCTTCGACTGTAGTATCATTTCTGTAATACATTCTCATTGCACTACCAGCAGACCTTATTACATGGCGATGGTTGTCTATTGTATTTGTGTGGTCAAGTGTAAAATTATAAAGAGAACCTGGAGGATAAAGATACAGACTATTATTTCCTTGAGAAGCTCCTGTGTTAGTTCCATTTCTAAGTCCCATTACAAAATTATCTGTAAATCTACCTATTTCAAAATGTTCTAATACAGCCCCACCAATTCGTATATTTCCTGTCCCTACGTCTATATGTAGACCTGAATTAGCACTAGCTCCTGCAGCATTACCACCCTGTGGTGAAACATTCAAGTCGTTTGTCCCAACAACAGCAGGATTTTCTGAAATAGCAAAAGTAGACTCACCATTTACTGCCCCTTCTTCAACGTAGAATATAGAACCATGTAAATCTCTACCAACCTGAGCATCAAAACTTCTTGTATAAGCACCAGAAGTGTTGACAATATATATTCCGTCTTCTGTAGGAGTAGTTTGACCTACAACCATTATTCTGTCTCCAGTAGAGACCGCATATCCGTCAATTGTGTTTGCACCAGACAAAGTTATATTATTAACAGCCAATGCTTTAACAGGAATTAAGTGTTGAAGTTCACTTATCCTATCTACCCTCATTTTGTTTTTTATAGCCATTTAAGACCCCCTTTTAAAATTCTTTAAGTCAAGTAAGATTTTATCAAACTTGCTAAACTCACTATTTACCCACTCTATCCTCAACTCACTCTCACTTTTCTCACTCTCAAACACCCACTCATTTTGTTCAAATTTCACTAACTTACACTCTTTTAATTTTAAAAAGGCGGCAAACCCTAGCTCTCTAATATGTATATTTGACATTTATTTTTGCTCCCTCGTATAAATCTTTTGTAGGGTTATTAAAAGTAAGCCTGTTAGTACTTATTGTCCAGAACCCATCGCTTGGATTTAAACCCGTTGCTTTTGGCTCTTCTAACCCATCGTAGAATAATATTATATCATTACTTGGTGTGTTAACCAAGTCAATATAACCATTTGTTATATCTGTATTAGAGATTAAGAACACGTCCATTGTTGGCGTTAAAGAACTTCCACCTGTTCCAAGCCTTTCCCAACTTGCTGGTAAAGTAGGGTTATTAACATCTATTAACCAGTATGTACCGTTATTAGCTCCGTCATTAAAGACAATAGCTTGCATATGATAATAAACATAAGTATTCCCGTCATAAGCTTGCTGTTCGGTTGCGTTAGTTAAATCTGCCAAAGTTTCGCAGTACCAATCTATTAACGGTTGAGCCTTTAATCTTTCAAAATTGGCTGGAAACGATTGACCTGTTTTAATCCTTGCCATTATACTCTCCAAAACCGCAATTGACGGCTTCCTGTTTGTGGGTTATTATTAGTAAATCTTGTATAGTTTACAACTGAACCTTGTACCGTATGAGTCACAGAACTAGTATCAAACTGATTTAATGAATTAGCTTTACTACCTGCTAACCATTCCCATTGACCACTAACTGTATTATAAAATTCTATACCTGTTATTGTTATATTAGCAGTTTCAAAATCTGCCATTTGGTGAACACTAGAGCTAGACTCAGCAACCATTGTCATTTGAAAATAACTAGAAGTTAAACTTGCGAGCGGTTGTTTTGTTAGTGTTGTAATATTTACAGTAGTTGCGTAATGAGGGTAAGTGAAAATATAAGAGCAATCAATACTGTTGACTCTTCCACTTACATCTATCGCTCTTACTATGTATGTAGTATTTACCGTGTCTGTATTATAAGTGTCATTAAAAGTATAAACTGTACCATAATCAACTGAACTTTCTGTGTGTACCAAAGTTCCATTTCGCGTTATTTCAAACCTGTCAAGAGAGTTTCCGTTTGCTCCTCGTGTAGCACTAAATTGAATAACAGGGTTTGTTATTGTATCGTTAAATTCTCTATATCCACAAAGTGGATTTACGCTGTTAATATGAACAATTGGCGACTGTGCAACAAAATGTATATCAATCCACTCTTGTAAAGAGTTTCCACTCACGTGACCACTAGGTTGTGAGTAAATACCATCAAAATGACAAGAGCCACCACCCCCGCCACCACTATACGAAACGTGAAGAGCATTGACTGTATATTTATGTTCAAAAGTAGCAGGATTTATTTCGTTTGTTGTCCCCATGCTATATACAAATAAAGATGTTTCTGAAACATCTTTTACAGTAAAAGAACCATTGTTGTTTGTATTAGAAAAACCAGAGACAACTATTTCTGAGCCTTGTGCAATGTTTAAGATATTTACTGACCCATCTGTCACAAACTCAGAACAATCGCTAAGAAGAGCAACACTTATAATATTGCCTGTTAGAGTTATTTTTTTCTTCTCTCCTGTTACAGGAGAAACTAACTCACTTCTTATGTTACTAGGTACAGTTATTGACATCAATCTCTCCTATCGTAAAGGAAGTATATTATACCTCTGTTATATGTATAGCCATAATGGTATATCTAAAAGACATCGTCCCTAAAGATATCTCGTTAATAGCTGCAACGTTTAAAACCTTTATTTCATTTGTGACTGCATCTACGTTTATTATTTTAAATAACCCATTGTTTTCTGGGTTGGTAAATCCTGTCACTTCTATTATATCATTTTTTACAAGTTTATTTAAGTCAAAAGTTCCGTCTGTTATATATATCGCCCCACTTGTTGTCGTTGCAACGTTTGTAAGCCCACAGGTCAATGTAGATTTAGATATCTCGCCTGTAACAGGGTATTCTTTTCCTGACTCAATAGAACTAGAAACAGTTAATCCCAATTTAATCCCTCCTGATGCCCTGCAAAATTCTATTATACAAAGGCAGTTGTAAACTTTTGTTCACTCTTTTTTTAGGTACTTCCATTAATCCTCTCTTAGCCACACCCTTGGAATACACGCTTGGGATTTTATTAGCTAATGGCTCTAAGACATTACTTAGTGCATTAAGAGGCTTTATTTTCTTAGCAGCGTTCCCTGCGTCGTGAAGAAAAGAAGCCGTCCCAGT